TTTGCTCGATTCTAAATCTTTAGTCAGCAAATCTAAATTGTGACTTACTTTTGAAAGAGTCTCAGTAATCTTCGAGAAAGATGCAGTAATTGGTTTTATTACTAATAAAATCAAAGAAACGATAGCGGTTATTGATCCTGCTATCGCTCCCCATTCCCCTAAATTAATCATGTGACAACTCCTTGAATCAAAATAAAAAGCACATCAATTAAGATGCGCTCTCTTCTTTGCTAATGATTTTATCTGCTTCTTCGTCTGTAATGCATAGTGGAACGAATTGTCGAACTTGGTCAGCAGTAAAACAATTCCAGTCAAACATCATCTTGATATCATCATAAGAATACATATTATTTTCCTCCGTCAAGTTGTTCTTTGATAGTAGCAATGTCTTTTGTGTTTTGAAGGGATGTCAGCATGGTTTTCGAATTAATTTGTGCTAGTCCTTCTGCTTTTGTAGTAAGCTCTTCATTTGCTTTTTTCAATGCAGCATTATCTACCTGTAAACCTATAGATAAATTTTCTAGTAGTTCTAATTTTTTTGAATAATCTTGTGTAACTGCTTCTTCCCACTTATTTTCAGTGAAGTTAAAGAATTGCGACTGTTGTCTTCTTCCGAAAGCTTCATCCGTCTCATCTTCCTTCTTCTCAAACAAAATAGGTGGAACTTCTACAAAAGGTAAACCAGTTGGGAAATTATCCTCTACTTCGTGTTCTTCGTAACCTAGTGGATATAATACTTTGTAAACTATCTTCATTTTGTTTTCCTCCCTTAATATGGATTTCTAGCCATCCAGCAAGCCGATGCTGTAATCCACGAATCCTTCGCAATATTATCCACACAAACAATATTATTGTTATCAACTAGATTTATAAATAATAAGCATACTTTATCACCTGATTTACCATATATCCTGACAGATTCTATAGGATAAGACCACGAAGGTATATCGAACCAAACGCCCTGATTGTATTTACCAGCTGACAGCTTAAATGATCCTGTTAGATAGACTAAATCACCTCTTCGATATAATTTCAATGAGCCATCTGACATTACCGAAGCATTGTTATGCCTATCCACCATTGCATAGTCTGTGGTTGCTTTAGTCAAAACCGGTTTTTTACCTGCTACTTGTATTCCATCTTGAAAATTTTTGGTACCAAGGATTGTTTCATTCCCAGTTGCTCTTACCAACTTTCCATCGACACCGTCTATAGCATCGGCATGAGTTTTTAAATATTTAGGAACGCCATTTTCTTTTAATTGCACAATATCAGACACTAAACAGTCCCCACTTTCTCAAATGTAATATTCGCTAATCCATCAAGTTTCACTTTATCGGTTGCTGACATTAAACCTGCTGTCGTAGTTGTAGCATTACCTGGATTTTTCTGTGCTCCAGCTGCAATTCCATCCAACTTAGTTTTATCTGTGGACGACATCAACCCATTTGCTGTAGTTGTAGCTACAGCTGTAGTTGTGGCATTTATTCCAGGATCACCTTTATCTCCCTTTGGTAAAACAAAATTAAATCTAGCTGCAGATGATGTTCCTACATTCGTAACAGAAGCGGTTGAACCACTAGAAACGGTTCCTATGGTAATTGTTGCTGCTTGGCCAGGATCGCCTTTATCTCCCTTCACCGTTGTTGGTTTGCCTTCTATAGCATTCCAATGAGTTTGTGGATAAACCTGTACACCGCTTTGTTTTATTTTTACGATATCTGTCATTTTCTATACCTCCCCGATTTTTTCAAAAGTAAAATTTGGAATTCTTTCGTTTGTGTAATTTTCTGCTTGATTTACAGCTTCTTGGAATTTTTGATCTACATATGACTGATTAACACCACCAGTCCCACTACCACCTGTAGAACTAATTGTTCCATCTTCTGCAATTGATATATTTGCACCTGCTTTTAATATTTTTAGAGATTCTAATTTTCCCTTTAATTCTTCAGAGAAATTGAAGTCTGTTTGCTTAGTTGCAGATAAAACACCTTCTTCAGTAACTTCTAAGAGTTCCCCAACTTTTATACCTCCTAATTGTTCAGGAGTAGCAATCGGCAAAATATATGTTCCACCTTCTCCATTTACGATCTTTTGAAACATTTCAGCAGTAAGAATACCATCGCTTGTCTCGCTTGCATAAGGTAGTTCAGTAATTGCATTCTCTAATCCTAAATCAGCTTTCGTTAAAATGACTGCACCATATTTACCATTAACCGAAAGAACTTTTGATTGTCCTGATATCATTTTTTCTAAGCCTAAAACTGCAGAAACATGTGTAATTGGCATAAATTGACGTTTAACACCAGATTCATCAGTCTCCATCATTCTCTTTACTTTAACCATCAAATCACCCCAACTTTCTCAAGAGTGAAAACATTCTGTTTTGGATCATCAACAGTTGCAATAATCAAAGCTCCTTCTTCAATTGGAAATTCTACTGTTTCAATTTTTTCGACTTCGTGATTATCTGAAAAGAGATCGTCTTGAAGAATATCAGTCACTTCAATTTCACCGTATTCAATCGTGAAAAGTGCTGCTTTCATTTTTTGATACAAATAATTTAGATCGGATAGGAAACGTTCAGAAATCGATTCATGGCGTACACCTTGAAGATCTACACGTGCATCCATTAATTCGGCTAACATTACTCCACCTGGATCGATAGACTTCAAAATATCCTTGATTGATTCAAACCATGACAAATAATCTGATTCTTGTCCTTCTCTCCAATCTTGGAAACTATTCTCCTGTTCTTCTCTCCAGCGATCAAATTCTTCTTTCCTTTCATTCATCCAGTCCGTAAAATCGCCTTTATTTTCATTAATAAAATCTGTCATATCAGCAATTAAATCTTCAATTGATTGCCAATAAGAACCCATTTCTCCTTCTGTTTTTGAAACAGCATTGATGACAAAATAGGAGAAGTCTTGAGTTGTTCCAATCAAGTTTTCTCCTTTAAATATAATGAAATTGGCTGTTTGTCGATGCAAACACTGCATGGAATATTTATCAAAAATATATTTGATTTTCCCTTTTTTAGCATCCACAATTTTTGTTTCTAATTGGACTGGATATTTTCCGCCAACAACTGATTCAAAATATACCTTACATTCTGATAAATCATATGGAAGACCATTTTCGACAATTGTAGCTTCCATAACTTCAGTGTTTTTATTGCCTTGTCGAACTTGAATCATCCCCACGTAATTATAGGGTTCTGTTGTACTTAATATGACATTCCACTTTGCCATTAAATCACCTCCCTATTTTGGTGGTATGACAATGGAAGAAATTGCACTTGCACTATAATACTGGCGATCTAACTTTCCACAAATCATACCTAACTCTGTGTTTTGTTCATAAGTTTGCATACGACCATTAGCTAAGCCTCGGATAACGCCAGTATGTCCATAAGTTCCATCTGCAAACCATGAACCCACTTGTCCACCTCTTGCCCAATTAATAATTGCACCAACTACTAATTGATCATATCTAGGGTTTTGAATAACTTTCCAACCAACAGCAGACCAATCATAGGCAATACCAATATCAGATGCTGCAGAAGTATTTCCTATCACATGAGTTAAACCATATTTTGTTCCAGCACCCATGCCACAACCACCCAGATATCCTGAATATTCTGCAGACAAGCCATAACACTGACCATTGCCAATTCGTTGTCCAATCAAAGACTCTAAATGTTTTAGTCCTGCTTCTCCAGTAGCTCCTCCTGGTTTTAAATCTTTAAATTTGTTATACCAGTTAACTGCATAATCTTGACGTTCAGGATGTGTCGCTGCCGGACGTTCATAGTTTCGTTCAAAAGCATATGCTGCTTGTCTTGGATCAGTACAGGCCTTAAATCCATCAACCGTCGTAGGTTGTACTACGCCCATCCATTGTCCATTTGTAAATGTCCAAATAAGCAATCGAACTTGTGCATCTAAGCTCGTTATTGGTTCTTTAATACCTGCAGCATTAAATAAGTTTTGAACATAAACTTTTCCATCCCATGTTGCTGGACCAACAAGAGGATATGAAGAACCATCCCACTGAACTAATCCGTATGCTGGTCCACCTATTTGAACAGTATCAGGATCAAAAGTTCCTCCTGTTTCTTGTTGAATGTTCCCCAATATTCCACATGCAGATTGTTTCGTAAATCCGTTATTACACAAAATATCGTATATTCTCCAAGCTCTCTTTTCTGCATCTGTTTTTAATTCATCAAGATACCCACCAGGTGTTTCTCCTCCGCCAGATGGACCGCCATTTTGTCCTGGTATCACTTCTTTACCTCTAACAGTAAGTTTTCCCTGAATATCTAAATCACCGAAATAATATGCTTTTCCGTTTCCTAATAACACAAATCCTTTTTCTGCAGTTGGAGAAATTAAAATGTATTTTCCATCGCCATTTGTACGTATTACCAAAGAATTTTCCTCAAGAGGTGTAGGTGTTACAGCATTTGGAAATGGATTTCCTGCTGAATCTGTTGTTCCGATCGTTCCAATGGATTCTTTTCTATTCCAGAATTCCATACCTTTTTTGGTTAGCTCCATGATTTTTTTGTTTTCATTCCAAATTTGAAGCGTGCCTTTTACAAGTTTTAACACATCACCATAAGCATTAAAGGAAGTTTCGAATACTTCTGCATTTATTGTTCCTACTTTGATGAAGTCAGCAACAATTTCTCCTTTTGATGTGATAGCAATACCGAATGGGCCATTTACGCCATTATCTGAATAACCTAAACCATTCAAATTCCATCGCCAAACACGCTTTGCACTAGCCACATTATCAGTATCCATAATAAGTATTTCGGATGGTGCTTTCTCTGGACGAAAAACGACATGTCCACCAGAATTCCCAGTGATCCATGCCGTTGCATTGAGTACGTTTTGCACTAATGTTTCTGTCCGATTATCGATTTTCTTTTTGAGTTCTTGAGTTTGAGAATTCACTGTAGAAGTATAAAGAGTTAAATCATTTCCCAATACTAGATCCTTATACTTTCCTAATGTAGGAAAGTATGTGTATTCAACTACTCGCTCAGTGATTTCAATATCAAGTTGTTTTGCTCTTACATGAACAACATCACCAAAGCTTAGAGTTGAAAGCTTCCGATACATTTCGCCGTATTCCAAAGTATGTTCTAGCGAGACCATGCTAACGGTATGAGTTGCTTTAGGTTCATGAATACGATCATTTTCAAAAAGTGTATTTCCCCATTTCTTTAGTTCGTCGATTGTTTTACAATCTGAATTCTCTCTTTTACCTATGCGCCGATTTTCATCCGTTACTCCATCTATTTCTAAAAATCCATAGGTGATAGGGTCTTTGTCTTCGTCATAATCATTGTCAGGAACACCACCAACCAGAAATAGACTGTTTACAATAGATTCTTCGTCTATTTCTTCCTCAATAGCTTCGAGATTTAAGCCGAAATCAATTCTAAATCCATTATCAGCTCCAATTTGTTTTACCAGTTTCAAATCATAGTTATCCATATCAAGTTCCGCGCTAGTCACGCCAGTCAAATTTTGATTACCGTTATTTGAGCCGATAATCGCTTCAACTGGTGCGACTTGTCTTGCTGTAAATTGGTGCGTTGTACCTACATTCGACAGATAGTTGAATTTTTGATCAAATGCCAAACTGTTTTTAAGATTGGTCATGATTTGAGAACCGTTGCCGTTATCCGTGAATGACTTAACGATAAAGTTTTTATTGGCCATAAAACCAATATGTCTGGCTGTCACAGAAACGGATGTCAAATTCTTTTTGATATTGTAAATTTCGAAGTATTGCCATGATCCATCTGGTACCTTCGCTTTTATAAAATTTCCTTTTTTTAAATAAGAGCGATACTGTCCGCTTCTTGAATAGTTACCATAAAACCGATATTGGCCATTCAGCACACGATTGATTTCTGGCAAATCTTCCCAGTCAACTAACGACGCTCCGTTCACGCTCAAATCATCTGGCATTTTTTTATAAGCATAAATAAATTCTTGCGTCACAGATACACACTCCTATTCCAAAACCGCACTTCTTTAAATTTTCCGGATATTTTTACCTGATTCCATTCAGGCTGCAATACTGGCCAATCACCACGCGTAAATAAATTCAAACCTTCTTGTATTGCTTTTCCAAGCTGAGTATCAACCCCGATTGTTGCAGCTAACGTATTAAGTATTGTTAGGCTTTTATCGCCGATAGCAATCGTAATATCTCCTCCGTTCGATTCTATTTCCAGATAGGGATGTGCAATTTCGTCACCATGATCAAAAATATCCATAACACTAGAATGAAAAATTTTAGGCGCTTCACCGATTTTTCTTTTGAGTGGCTGACAACGAAAAGTAACATCGAATGTATAAAAGAAACCCCACTCGTTTTCGAAAGGGACTTCTTTATCCATGCTGCAGATAGCCTCTAGATACTTGTCTGGATCATTATGCGTGATTAATTGGCTTTTACCAGTGAGCCATCGTTTGACTTCTCTCAGTTTCGAATGTGGAATAGTGATCCCTTCTATTTCCAAATCAAAAGGTTCATAATTATCAAACGTCTCAGTCAATTCTCCGCTTCGGCCCTGAATCGTGTAAGTTTCGTATCGTTTGTTCGGCATAATATCTGGAAGCTCTGCCTCAATGATGCAATCCATATCAATTACTGCATTCCGATTTTTCCAAATAAAATTTGGTTCATCTGGATTCATAAATTGTCGACTCAAATAGGAACACCTCCCAAATCATAAATAGCCTGTTGGTTTGCTTTAGCAAATTTACGATTCATACGATCTAACTCAGATGGATTGTTTGCATCGACTTTGCCAATGTGGATATGCTGTTCAATATTACCTCTGGAAACTCTTCCACTGATCCCTTTGCGTTTTTCTTCGTCTGATAATGGAGTAACTGTGGTTTTACCATTCTTGGCAGTCAGTAACTCAGGTCCAGCTTCACCAACAATTGCTTGCCCATTGATTAAGTGACCGCCTTTAGCCAGATAAGGAATTTTATCAAAATGAATTCCTTTTCCTCCGACGACTGGAACTCCTTTTGGCACTTTAATTTTGTTTGCTAGATCAATAAAATCATTGATCAATCCAATCAGACCGTTAATTGGTGCTTTTGCAATTGCCACAATCCCATCAAATATACCTCCAAAAATATTCACGACACCTTCCCATGCTTTCGACCAGTTACCAGTGAATACTCCTGTAATAAAATCTAGAAATCCGTTAAATATTCTTTTGCCAGCATTATAAAAATTATTGAAATTTGCTATAACACCATCGAAAAATCCACCAAAATAACCACTTAAAAAATTAAATATTTCAACAGCTACATCTGAAACACCTTTGAAGAAAGAATTCACTCCATCATGAAACCATTTAACGTTATTATATGCCCAAATTAGTCCAGTAACTAATGCGGCTATTGCTATTACAGCTACAGCAAACCAGCCACCAGATAATCCGAATAATTTGCCTAGCCCACTCCACACAGTGGCCAGATCTTTAACCCCGGCGGTGATCTTAGTAACGGAACTCATAAGCGTTCCTATGACAACCAAAGCTGGTCCGATTACTGCAGCTATACCAGCGAGTGTAATAATCCAGTTCTTAGTGCCTTGATCCAGAGAATCCCACCAACCTTTAAAACTCTTCAAAGCATCGATCGCCATTTCAAAGAAAGGCAATAAGCTGATTTGGACGGATTCGCCGACGTCTGCTAAAGCAAACTTCGCATTATTCATCGCACGATTAGCAGCGTCAATAGGATCTTCCGTTTCTGCAAATGTATCAGCCACTGTACCGCCGCTTTCTTTGGCTACTTTTGCTAAATCATCCAAGGTGAACGTTCCTCGTTTGATTGCGTCAACCATTTTATCTGACCCTTTTCCAAATACTTCATTAGCAATTCTCAGCGCTTCTGTTTCATCTTTTGCATTCAGTATTGAATCGATTGTTCCCTTTAATCCGTCTTGTAACGATAGATTGTCTTTGGCATAAACAACTGAAGCTTTAGACATCTTGCTTAACATTGTGCTTGAATCAACCCCAGCTTGCTCAAATTTACCAATTAAGGTCACCCCTTCATCGAAACTCAATCCTAATTGTTTGATTTGAGGTGCACCATCAATCGCCTTCTTCATAAGGTCATCAACTGATTGTCCTGTGTTCTGGGAAGTTTTGGTAGTAACATCTAATACATCGTTTAAATCATCGTAGGATAGTTCATAAGCTTCGATCGATTGTCTAGCATAAATTGCTGCTTGAGAGACATCAGTATTATTGATATCAGCATATTTCAATAGGTAATCTGTCGAATCTTCCAGTTTCTTATCCATGAACCCAAATTGAGTATTGACTTCACCAATCGCTTCTCCGACTGTTTGTAGTTCTAAGTGAGTATTTGAGCCAACGTTTTCAAATGAGGTAGATAAACGATCAGCAACATCGCCTGTTGCGCCTGTCTTTTGTATAATAGTGTCCATAGCTTCATCAACTTCTGAGAATGCGGCTAAACCAGCTGCACCTGCTGCTACAATCGGCGCCGTCACACCGACAGACATTTTTTCACCAACGCCTTTTATCTTTTCCCCGGTTTCTTCTATTTTTTGAAGCTTTTTCGCTGTATCTACAGAAACATCACCTTGTTCTTTTAATGCATCGTTTTTCTGTTCCAATGCTGTACGAAGCTTATTTTCTCCAGTTTCCGAATTAAGCAATTGCTTATATAATTTTTCTGATTCAGCAGAATATTCGCCTGTCTCTTTGACAGATTTTTCATATTCTTCTCTCAACATTTGAGATCGTTGTTCAGCTAACCCCAGTTGTTTTTCTAACTTTTGTTTAGCCGCTCGCAATTTTTCTGTTTGAGTTGCATCCTTGTCCATCGCAGACACTTGGTTTTTGTACTCGGCAGCGGCTAAGTTCATTTCTTTGTTGATTTCTTTGATTGTTTTCGAATAACTGACTTCGCCATTCGTTTTAAAATTAAGAACGACATCAGATTCTTTACCAGCCATTTATCTTAGCGCTCCTTTCTACCACCAAGGCGATTTATCCATAGTTACAGATTGAGGTGGTTCAAAATCGGTGTTTTGTTGTAACCACTGTAAATAAGATTTGAGCCACAAGTTAGGTGTAGACTTTAAAAAGAAACTCTCACTCCAATTCAATAGAGTGAGAGCAACGTAAATATAAAAACTCCAAGGAGTTCCTATCTCTTCCGATTCTTTTTGTTTTTCTTTCTTTTTGCTTGCGCTTTTTGAAAGTCTTGTGGCTTCTTGGATTTTTTTAGGTCTTCTACCTGAAATGTCTGACTAGCAAAAATTTCCATACAGGTACTATAAGCAGACAACACCTCTCCACTCATTCCTAAGAATTTAAAAATAGTTTCTGGATCTTCCTCTAAACCACCAGTGCGCAACATTGCATAAATCAAGGCACGCATGATTTTTAAGTCACTAGGTGATAAGTTAGCAGAAGAAATTTTTCCTTCTTTTTTATATAGCATGGCATTCATATCAGATTCGAATTGCGAATAATCTCCACCATATACATCTGCTATAAATTCCATTGTTTGCATAGTAAATGAGATAGGTAATTCTACACCTTGAATAGTGACAATAGCAGAATTTTTTAAGTCTTCAACGTGAATTCCATAATCAGATAACCGAGCCATTAACCTGCACCTCCAACTTTAGCCAATGTTTTCCACTGTTCTTCATCGTATACAGGTTGAGCAATGAATTTATTAAATAATTCTAGAGAAGCTCCGTCTCTATTTGAATCAAAGCTTGAATACATTACGTTGTTATACTTCAATCCAGATGAAATGAAGTTCGCAGTTACATCATCAATTTTCGTTTCATCATCAGCAGTAGCATATTCTTCATCAATAACATTGGACAACTGTGTTTTGGGATACCAAACAGCTTTCTTTCCACCGTTTTCAATATTTCCAATAAAACCAAATGCGAAATAAGGAAATTCACGAGCAGTATTTTTACCAAAGGTTACACCACTTTCAGCAATCAAACCTTTCAATTCGTCCATAACAGCAATTGGAATTCCTACATGATCCAGAGCTAACTCATGTTTTGTTTCTCGACTTACACGCCGAAACATTTTACTAGATGCCCATTTTTCAAGAGCTGTTCCATTTCCCTTTATTCCTAATTTTGTAGCAATTGGCAAACGAACAATCTCGCTATAAGTTGGTGCTTCTCCAACAGCATCAGGAGTAGCCATCATACCAATCAATATATCGTCTAATCCTTCAAAATAGAAAGTATCTTGCTTTCCCACTTAGATCATCCTTCCCACATTTTAATAATTTTCTTTGTCATAATTTCTTCAATCTGTTGCTTATTTTGCTCATATGTTCCACTTGCAAAATGTTGAGCGCGTTGCTTTGTTGTCCCATTTTCAGCAAAACGCCAATAAAAGGCTGTATCTTCAAATTGGACTTTTACTTGATCGTTTTCAACGACTACTTTTATTTGATCGCGCATATGTTTCTTTTTTAAGAGCGACTTAGGAATATTAGGAAGCAACTGCTTTAGATAAAAGTTAGCTGCTTCTTCTAAAGATTCCAACGATAATTTTTTCGGATCAACTTTTGAAAGGTTTCCTAAATAATCCGATATTTCAGAAAAACCATTCTTATTACTTGGCATTTTCCACACACCTCACATATGTGTAATAGTTGGTTACGGTATCGTCGTTCTCATCACCTTGTATACCTGTAAAATCTGAATATGGAATACCAGCATTTTGTAATGCTTCTTCAATAACAGATAAATCCCGTTCTGTTCCAAGTGTGAAAAAAGAAATTTGATAATACGTTAATTTTTTATAGACTTTACCGGATGCCATTTTTTTACTGTTACTCACATTTGAGTACACGATGTATGGATACATCGTTCCTAATCTGGCTTTGTCTCTGAACACTGGTAACTTCGTTGATTTCAGAGCTGTTTTCAATTTATCAAAGCTAATAGACATAAGCTAAACTCAGCTCCATTTCTCTTGTATCGGGATTCGTATAAATGCGAGTAATGTTATACGTCACAGAATCAATTTTGAGTGCACTTAATTTCTCTGTGATGGATTATTTATCCCATCTGACTTTAATTCGTCTGACAACGTCTGTCTTGGCTTGTTGTGATAAATATTTTTCTTGAGAAGTCACACCGAGTTCCTCATAAAATATTGGACGCTTAAATTCGTAAACTGTAGTTGGACGATCGTTTCCATCTGTTCCTGTTTTGATGTCTAGCAATTCGGCTTTCCATCTGAGATTATTAGTCTGTCTCTTCGGCATTTTGAATCGCTCCTTGCACGATAAATGGCGTCATGGCATTCATAGCTTTGTCGAGTTCATCCTCTGAAACTCTATATTCATAGGCAATGCCGGCAACCATCAAAATAAGATATTCTTGTTGGCCACCAGTTGCTGTTTTGACATAATCTTTTGCCATATTTAAATAAAAAGAGAGCAAAGAATCATCCATGCCCTCTTCAAAATGAATATGTGATTTGAATTTTTCCTCTAAAGACAATTCTTTAGTTTGATCTTCCATCTTAACCACCAACTGGTCTTGTAATTTCGTAGCGATATACTGCCGGTTCAAATGGAGAATAAACCAATTGACCATCTAGCAAGTTGTAAATTTGGAATCCAATTTGATTTTTACCAGAGAATTTTTCAACAAGTTTTTGAATTTCCAAGGCACCAATAACTTCTTGAATTTTAAATGCAGAAAAATCGCCAAAATATAAAACTGGTGTGTCTGGTTCACCCTTTTTATCTGCTGCATCTGTCCAATCCACAGGATAGCCAACTAATTGGTAACCAATTCCACCTTCTGCTTGTGTGAATGGCCGCAACAAAGGAAATCCATCATCTGTTTTCATTTTTTCAATGGCAGTCAAAGCAGCTCGATTAATAATAAAGCGTCCCTTTTTCATCACTTCTGTCACTGGTGTATTTTTAAATTCGATTAATGCATCATATAATTTTTGCCCAGCACCTGAAGCAGTTAGATCTAAAGGTTTTTCAAATGCTACAGCCTTTTTGGCTAATGCACCAGGATTTTCATTTCCAGCGTCATCACCATTGAACATATAATTGATTTCTTTACGCACATAAGCTTTTTTCAATTCTTCCACAACAATATCTTCAACTGGAACACCAGACATTTTTAATAATTTTTTAGTTACTGTTGCCAAAGCATCGAATTCGGCAGGATTAAGCAAAATTTCATCAAACTGAATAGCTGTTTCAGCAATATCAGTTAAACGCTCTTTCTTGTTTACATTCGCATCTGCTTTCTTCACAAGAATTGGATATTTGACATCTCCTGATGTTCGCACCACTGTTCCGTATTTACGAAGTAAATTTTCTTCTTGAGCATAAGTAATAACTTCAGATGCAATTACTTCTGGGACAGTAACTGAACCGTTGCCAGCTTCAATCCCTAAAGCTCGAGCTTCTGCTTCAGAAATATTTCCAACTACAAAATTAGCAAATGCTTTTCGTAGTTGTTGATCTTTTTGTTTCTTGGTCATTTTTGCACGTGCCTCCAATCCGTTCTTAATTGATCCAAGTAATCCATCTCGTTGCTGTTGAGTAATCATTCCAGAACGATTTTCTGAACTATCTTCACTGTCTGAATCTTCTTCTTGATCGTTGTCTTCACCAGAACGGCTTTCGTCTGAATCCGTACTATTCGATTGATCATCTGTATTGTCGTCTGTTTCATCAGTTCCAGAGTCTGCGCCTAATTCGTCTTTAATTCCGTTCAATTCATCAATAACACTGTCAATTTCTTCTTTCACGGCTTCTAAATCTGCTTCACGTAATTCCTCAGATTCAATTTTTTGGCGTAATTCAGCTAAACGTTGTTCGCGACGTGCCTTCATTTTTTTCAATAATTCTTTGTCCATAATAGTTTCCTCCTACGCTTCTAGCGCTTGATTAATTTTTTTGATTAATTCTTTTCTTTGTGCAATATTTTTTTCTAAATCATCACGGCTCCTTAGCGCTGCCTCTGTATCTTCATAAGCCGGCAAAGGAACAATAGAAACTTCATATAATTCCACTTCGCTAATTGTTCGAAGCATAGGTTCTGAATTGTAATCCCATGTTTCTTCAGTTGGTACAAATCCAAAACTACATTGATTAATGTCTCCGCGTTCCATAGATTTAACCAAGTCTCTTGCTACCGTTGTATCTGGCAAATCGACTTCGAATTTCAAACCATGATCGTCTTCTGACAATCGAAGGGTTCCGCTTTTGGTTCGCCCTAGTACATTAGACCAATCGTGATTAAATAAGCAACGTACATCGGAGTTACTAATCGTTCTAGCAAAAGCGCCTGGTGCAATTACTTCACTCAAATCGTCCCATAATAGTGTTGGGCTATTGAATACAGCAGCATATCCACTAATGGTCCTCGTATGAGTTTCTTCATCAGAACGCGTTGAAAGGTTGGTGATGTCAATTGTTCGAATCTCCTTCTTCTTCATTTCCATCACCCCCCTTCAAGTTTTGGTTATTCGTAGGTAAAGAATCGTCTGTTGCATGCTTCTTGCCGATTTCTGTCAAATCATTTGATATATAAACAGCTTCAGTTTCTGGCGTTCCTTGTTTAGGGAAACCAAGCATTTCTGCCACATTATCCGGACTTGTAATCCCAGTACGAACGATGTTGTAGCCAATATTTGTTTTTGTTGAGTAAGGAACAAAATCCAAAATATTAATTTTCCATTCCACTCTATAGCCAGAATTAGGCATAAAAAAAAGAGCGGTGTAATGTTCGCTCTTGTTTTTCAATATTGGTTTGATTGCTTTGTTGTGCAGATACATCATCGCTTTTTCAATATCTGTCTTCATCAGCGATTGATACGTATCAACATTGATTCCTAAAAATTTACCTAAGTCTTTTTTATAAACACCTAAATAGTTCAAAATAGCCGCGTCATCAACAGGACTTTTTAACGTCTCGATGGAATATCCTTTTCCCAGAGGAATCATCTTAACAGAATGATCACTGTCATTTTGCGTTCCTTCCAGTTGATCCAATATAGCTTTGACAATTTTCGTTTGAGCGCTATTATTTGGATTGATGTGGGCGTCCAGTTTAAGCATGAACGCGAGTAAACCACCTTTAGTATATTTGTCCGTCAAAACTTTTTCAGCGCTCAGAACGCCTTCCAGAGTGTTTCTTGCAAGGTCAATTATTCCAGCACCTTTTAATGAATCAGTTCCGATGTTCTTAATGTGTCGAATCATTTGACCAGGTATTTTTTGTCCATTCATTTCAAATTCTTCTTGAAGTCGTTCATTGATTTTACTGGTTACACCGTATGCCAAATGAAGCTGGTCCCGATCTGTTAATGGGAATGTCTCACCATTGACCAATAAAGTATTTGTTTCCAATTTAGTAAATTCGAATCCGGTCAAATAATCATTGGGATTCTTCAAAATTTTTAGCAAGTGGTGGTCCTTCACTTCATTACCGTCTGGACCTATGACAACAGGTGAGGACAACGCTACCTGGTTTGAGATATCCTGGACCAATTCATAAACATCAGAAGATTCCATGATAGAGGAATCTGTTACATATCTTTGACCGTAACGCGTATAGTGGCCAAACATATCCTCGATGTACCCACGCTTTTCCATAAAGGAATAGACTGCATTCGATAACCGATCACGTAATTTCAATATTTCTCACCGCCTTTCTATTTATCTATAGATGGAACTAAGGTAATCATCTAATTCATCCGAATCAATATCTGTCATCTGATTCATCGTTTCCTTATGACCACACAAAAACGCCACGAAACCATCAATCTTTTTCTTTGATTGACGTTTACTTGGCGCTTTTTGTCCGTTGATGTTAGTGATTGCTACAACGTTCAAGGTGCAATAAAGGAACAATGGATTATCAAATTGAATTCGTTTCTCATAAAACAACCGTTCGACATCATCAAAAGGAGCGTTCAACACTTTAGGATATTGGTCAACCTCAACGCATTCCAATCCTAAGTTTTCTAGTTTCTCAACAAGTTTATCGCTCATTGCTGGATCATAATTTACTTGCTGAATATCATATAAATCCATGCAGTCCTCTATGTACTGCAAAATCTGATCTTTATCAATCATTTTTCCATCGCAAAATTCAACGAAACCTTGTTCAGCCAAATCACTGTAAGGAACATTATCTTCTTTTTCTCGAAACTCTAAATCTTCATTCGGAATAAAATAGAGTTGCTTTACTTTAAGAACCGCTTTACCATCTTCATCCCATGTTGGGAAGTTTAAAGATACACAGGTCAAATCTCGTGTACGTGATAAATCTAAACCGATATAACATGGTTCGCCACTTAAATCACCAAGTTCTTGTGTGGTAACTAAACATGGCTCTACTTGATCCTGTTCAAAGAAATTATCCGCGCCGTTCACAAATACATCCAAGTGTTTCGTTAGAAATTCAGCTTTGGAATGAGCTGACCGTTGCGCTGTTTTAAATGCCGATTCTAAAGCAGATAAATCGACTGATATTCCCCAGTTAGGATTGCACATTTCCCAGACTTTTCTATCCGTCCAATCATAATTTTTATTTGGCTCATAGATTAGAACAAAGTTTGAATCATTATCATCGCGTTTCAACACTTCTTTTGCTTCGCGATATACACGCATTCCAACAGACGACGAACCTTTCCCAGCAGTTGAGATATTAAACATCAATGGCTGTGGTAAAGATATTTGAGCAGACTTAAAATTGTCATACTGTTCCATTTTCTCTTGCTTATGCAATTCATCATTCAACACAAAATATGGATTTGAACCCTCAATGTTATCAATATTCTTCGTTTGAACAATAAATTTATTCGAGTAAGCCATATCTTTATGAATATAATCATAAGTGATACTAGAAACAGTTCCCTTTGGTCCTTTAAATATTTTTGTTCCTTCACGTAGAATTGGATTGTTTAAGATGGTAGCCGCAAAAGGTTTAGCAGCATATTGAGCTTGAGCAAAGTCAGAAGCGCATGCATAACAATCGACTGACAAGGCACCTTCTCCATACATTGCATAGCCTAATGAACCGACAGCGATCAATGTTTTACCGTTCTTTTTAGGGATTTGGACATACGCTTCACGAGTAACACGGACAATTTGCCCTTTTTCATTTTCTTTAACCCATCCATACATCCACGAGTAAATAAATTTTTCCCAAGGTTCTAAAATGAATGGCTTTCCAACCATCTCGCCTTTTGTGTGAACAATAAACGACTCAACCCAGTCCATCATTTCATTCGCACGATCTACATCAAACCAAATATCTTTACGTTTTTTCCACCGATACCAACGATCCACTGCCAAACGAACAGTTTTAGGATATTTCCCAGGTTTCTTTCTTACTTCTTTTGCAAATAAATCGGCATAATTTACACCAGGTTCGATCATTTTTCAGTACCTGCCTTCTTACGCCATTTGTTTCTGTGCGCTGCTAGTTCATCTACTGGCTTTTCTTCTGGACGTGTAATTTCTTCATCTTTTCTTGCAGTCGATCCGCCAGTTATTTGTCTACCAGTTTTAGCCTTATTCGTTAGCCCCAACAAATCTAGAGCTTTCATTTTTTTATCTGCCCAAGTTTCTACTTGCTGCGCCAATGGATGCTTCGATTGATTAGTGGCCCCTGATTTATTCGTGAATTTTTGCGTCTCCGGAAAGCCTTTTTCCTTCCACAAAAGATATTTGTGTTGGTAAATTTCAAAAATATCCAAATATGATTCGATTAATGGATCAAGAGTGATGGTGTACAAATCAGACAAATTCATTATTTCTAAGATACGAGCTTTTTCAGCACTTACTTTTTCATCAATAATTGCTTTACGTTGCGCTTTAGTCGTCATTTTTGTATACACCCCCCTTTGTTTTTTGAAAAATTTGACCTAACGATGCGCGTGACTCCCCGCTACCCTATCTCCCCACGCGAAAAAATTTTGAAAATGAATAGGGGGGCTTCAATTGAAATACGAAGGAAAAACTTTTTTGTCTTCCGTTTCGTTTTCAACAATTGGATGACATTTTGAACATAATAGCATGAGATTGTTTGGATCAAGCTTAAGCAGTTCGTTGTCTTTGATTGGTACAATGTGATGGACGTGTGCTCTCTTTCCAAATATGAACTGACCACACCGCTGACAATGACCACCTTCTCTTTCATAAATAAATTGACGCATATCTTTCCATGCTTGCGTTCGATAGAATGGTTTGTTCTCATGATGATAAACAGACTTTGCTTGCTGCTTCTTCTTGCGTGATCTGCTTGATCTCTTGTGTTCAGTACAATATATTCCCTTTGCTATCTTGTTCGTACATCCGTCAAACTGACAATACTTCATTCTGCTTCACGGATAAATTTTAGGATGTCGCCTTTTGCACGGATAGCGCCAGGAATATCAATACCATGTTTCTTAGCATATGCACGCAATTCTTTTGCAGTCATGTTGTCCAGTTTATTTGCTTCTTCCACAGACTGATCGTTAGTAACTTCGTCTCCATCCAAGTCATTAGTAGTGTTGCCATCACTATCAAGAACTTCATTGCTATTAGTTATTGGTTCACCTTTGATAGTCATAAAACTTCCATCATCAATTAAGATTCCTTTTTCTTCCGTTACTTCAAAATCAGGTTCTTGACCTTTCGGAACCACAACCGTCTTTTTCTTTTCTGAATCCCAATACTCCGTTCCAGTAATTGATGATCTAATTTTTCTCATTACCATTTTGATTCTCTCCTTTGTAATTTGCACTGATTACTTTTGCACCCATACGTTTATACCAATCAACCTGTTCTTGTAAGTTTGGCAATGTTCTAGAAAGCAATGTGATAGTTAATTTCGAATGACCGCGTACTCCATCAGTAATATCAACATTGCAATAATTACCATTCCATACTGGCTTGATATTGCTGATCACAATATTTCCATCGCCATCTTTTATTTCGTTTTTAATCCAATGCCTACTGTTATCATCTTCAATTGCTTTTTTATAAACTTGCCCCATACCCGCTGGAACATCAAAAGTAAGTACAGCCTCATGAAAATCATTCATAGATAAAACTCCTTTCAAAATAAAAGAAGAGAAGCCTGATATACATCAGACTTCTCACACCTATTTTATCCAATCTCTAATTTCTTTTGCCATTTTATATGTTTTAGAAAATGTTGAGTTCTCTGCTAAAAAAATTTCGCCTTTTTCAGTCAGTTTTAAAAATCTATAAGTAGCAGGTAATAAAACATTGCTACCGTAAGTTCCACCAACAATGTAACTTTCATTTTTCAAAAAATTTAACTGGTCATTAAATTGTTCTTCTGAAATTCCCAATATACCAAAATCAAGATTTTCGTAATTTCCATTTTCAATTTCTTTTAAAATGGCATATCGTATTTTTTGGTTTTCTTTTATCATTTATGAATAGCCTCCTTTTCATAAATGAATAATACCATTTAAACAATTCATTTTGCTCATTGTAAAACAATAATAAACAGTAGCCATTGATAGAATAGATAAACACGAAAATTTAAAAGAAACTTTTCCATTTCCTTTTCGTTTATTTTTTGTTTAGTTGCTGTCTATCGAAGCTTAATTTAAAACGATGAGGGAGATTGCCTCCCTTCGTTTATTTTGTCGATCCTGTTTCCTAATCTTTCGACACTAATAGAATATCATGGATAAATCAAGATGTCGGTACTGTGTTGGTACCTTACGTACTATACTTTTTTACTAAACTTAATCCTCCTCATAATTTCGGCATGCTTGTTCTTAATATATTGATATCCGTAGCCTTTCTCCTTGGCTATAGATTCTAAAGTTAATCCTTCAATATATTTTAGTTTGAGAATTTCTTGTTCCAACCCTTGAAACTTATCAACCATTTTTACTATTTCTTCTCGTTCTTTTTTTAGCTTCTCAATGCGCTTATTCAAATCTTTAATCACTTCTTTCAGTCTTGCTTGTCTTTCTAATGAAGTTAAAAACGTTTGGTGCTTCGCTAGATCTCCATCGGCATCTGAATAATTAGACCAGCGAGCTAATTCTTTTTCGTTTAACCTCAAACTTATTTCAAGATTATATAATTCTTGATTAATAGATATTATCGAATTTACCCACTCAAAAATGATGGATCACCTGCCTGACAATTTCTTATAGTTTTCATCTTGATAGCCAATAATGGTCCCTAAAATTTTCACTACTAAAGGGTGATTATTGTACTTATTCCCTAATTCGCCAGTAGTTCTTACTAGCCATTCCCAATATTGATCAGACGTGATTGGATATCGCTGTAGAACTTGATTTGCTTGCCTCATCCAGTCAGTTAAGTCAGAAAAGAAAGCCGACCAATCCATTAAATCGCCTCAATTCTTATATAAATACCAGGAATATCAGACCAAAATTTTTCAGCAATTAAACTGACGACGTAGCTATCATCTTTCCAAAAACCTGATCGTGTTAAGCAATCCTGTAATAGTTTATTACTATTATCTAGATCTGGCTTTGTCCATTTATACTCTCCATTCTGATGATCTCCTGTAGTAGGGAAACACCACTTAACTGTCATTCTAACTGGTCCCATCATTTTTTCTTTTGGTACATATTTTGATAAATGAGCCATCAACTTTTCACGTGCTTTTTTCAAATCATCTGGTTCATAAAATACCGGCTTATTTTTTACTACGTGAACTTTTTTCTGCTGATGAGTTGTTTCCGGAGGGATCATATTCATAAAAAATTCAATCATCTTTTTTCACTCCTAAACTAATGAAGTACCAAACGTAGTTCAAAGTTTTATTGATTTCTTTTAAACGTTCACTAAGAACAAAAACTGTATATGCTACCAAAAAATAAGATGCTCGAGTAAAATCACCTAAGCAAACATATACTGCTGTTGCAGACAACATGGAAACTAATAACAGTATCCAAACCAGCTCAATAATTTTCTTTTTCATCTATATCCACCCATTTCTGTTATTTTTCTAATTTAATTTTCATTTTATTTTTCACCAGCTATATTATGGTCACGTTCATATCTCCGTAACACTCTCTACCTACAGGGTAGAGTGTTACGGGATGACGAGACGTTGGTATCACTGGGTTTTAACTTTGTAACAACCTAGTAACAGGCTATTTAGAGTGTCACGAATAGAATGTTTTGTAACAAGCCAATGACACTCTATTTAGCTTGTCACATTATCTTTTGTATTTTTTTCTACCATTCCATCAATAACTTTAAAAGAATCGTGTTTTTTTACTTTTCTGTGAACTGAACGCTTATCTATATCCAGATACTCAGCTAATTCGTTGATATCCACTGCCTCGCCATCCATAGAAAGAGCGCTAAAAGCCGTTTCTAATTCTTGTTTGCTTTTTTCGCTTCGAGATTCATTTGCTTTCTTGGTCCCTTTTTTCCATTTTTCTTTTGGATCTTCTTCCAACTGAATATCTTTGAGCGTCTCATCTAACTCATGAATCGGATACTTGAACCAAACATTTATTGGATCAAACTTTGGAAACTCTCGAAGTGTTCCCTCGATTCGCCATGCGGTGGCTTGCCTTGCAGCACGTACCACGTTTTGCCGTTCGATTTCAGTTTGTTTAAGAATCTCCTGAGATTGAATAGCTGCCATCAAATGATGTCCCATCTGCTTTTTGCTGAATAAATCATCATATTCGATTTGATAATTCGGGTTATAGCGTTTGATAGTATTTTGATATAACTCACAAACCATTTTATTTTCCAGATAAATGTAACGATCTTCTGTTAAAGGCAATTCAATCAAATCAAGAATAGCGTCAGGATCCCTAGCAAAAACTCCAGATCCACTTGAACGGTCCATTGAATTTTTACCGCCTTGTGACCCCTTAGAATGGTGATGACAGTAGATCACTGCGCAATTTAATTCGGTAGCTATTTTGTCAAATTGATTGGTAAAATTAGCCATTTCATGAGCGCTATTTTCATCACCTGTCAACACTTTATAAATAGGATCGATGATAACAGCCATATAATTTGACTTTTGTGCACGTCTAATCAATTTAGGTGCTAGCTTATCCATAGGGCTTGTTTTTCCACGTAGGTTCCAGATATCGATATTTCCAACGTTAGCATGACCTTGACCAACACGATTATAGATATCTACAAAACGCATTTTGGCCGATCGTTCATCTAATTCAAGATTGACGTATAACACTCTGCCTTGTGCACAATCAAACCCGAACCATTGACGACCTTCTGCGATTGCAATCGCTAATTGAATCAAGGAAAATGATTTCCCAGCCTTTGATGGTCCAGCAATTAGCATTTTATGCCCTTGTCGAAGCATACCCTTGATTAATTCTGGAGCTAATACAATTTCTTCATCAAATAACGGATTGAGGCTTTCTGGATCTGGTAAATCATCATTGACGCTTTCAATCCATTCTTGCCATTCTTCCCAATTATTTTTTCCAATATTTGTATCGATAATAAATTGCTTTTTACCATCTCGTTCCACACCAGGCATTCGACTCAGTCGCGAAGGGTTTCTATTTTGACTATCAATACTTAATCCATTCTTTTTACAGACATCATATAGATAATCCACACGTTTGCGGTATTCGTTATAATCCGCAGCGTCTACCTTCACGATTGCATGGATTGATTTCCCTCCACTGTAAACCATAGTCGCGATAGGTAGTTCCAATTCACGCATAATAGCATTCTGCTTTTCAAGACTCATGTTGTCTGATTCAACTAACGCATACCTAAATTCAGTAACGTTATTATTTTTCACACCTTGGCCATCAAGTGGATTGAAACGAATCCATGCACCGGCTTCTGGATTGTAGTCACCTAGAACCGAACCGATATCCCCATTGCTTTCGTTTAGCAACTTGATCAATTCTCCCGCTGTTCGGTCAAAAGCTCCTTTATTCGATGGCTTCCATTTTTCATCTTTATCTTGCCAAGATTCGACATTATAAGCGACGGTTTCTGATGGTTCAAATAAGGTTTCTAAATATTTTATAATCTGACGTGCAGGCTCCCATTGAGTAGGTTCATGGATTTCTTTTCCTTCAAGCCAGTTTCTATCAACAATGACCAAGTCATCTCGCTGCAGTGTTCCATCCCAATCTAGCTCATGCCCTCCATCTTCCTGTTTAAATGGAGATTGCCAACCTTGATCCTTAGCCAGTTGTGTTATAGTTGCACCTGTAACTGGTTGTCCAGAGCCTTCGAATGTATCCCATTTTTTAAAACATTCGCCAGAATGATAACGTCCGTCGTCTCTTTGACTCCAGTTGTCCCAATCTACAGCTGTGTATCCCTCATGTTTTAGTGCCATTCCTACGTTGATCCACTCTTGATATGAAAGCATTGTTGGATCAACGTATTCTAATAGCTCAGTTAAATTTAATTTATTTTCCAATTTACTTTCCTTCTTTTCAATAGGCTAAGACGTGTATAATCTTCTTCTAGCTTTTATTTACCTTCTTTACGACCTTCTTCTTTTCCGATAAAGTAACCTAGCATTAATGTCATGATCCAAATTACTACACCAACAAAAACTTTTAGAATCATTTTGTTCATCTCTTTTCTTTTTTATTTTCTGTTTCCCGTACATTTTTTCTTTTCGAAAACATATTTCGTTCGATTTTTAACGTCAAATAAAAGTTGGCCATAATTTATCGTTCGCCTTTATTCGTCTTTTTTAAATAAGATTACTAGCATAAAAATAGCTAGTACCACGAAGATAAACCAGTAAATCATTTTGAATCCTCCAGCGCAATTACTAAATACCCATTACCATTTGTAACAGAAAACCACTTTATTCTTTCATCTCCATAACAATCGATAAATTCGTCAACATTATAAAGTCCATCATATCCTTGAGTTTTTTCGTCGAATCGTTGAATAAGTATCTCTCCATGTACATAGCTTAAAAATGCGCTCACTGTTATCATTTTTGTTCCTCCATATATTTATTAGGCGTAATTCCCTTAGGGATTCGCCATCCATTTGCCGCGATTCTAGAAATCATTTTGCTGGCATTTTCAAACTTCCATGTGCCAACGTTTTTAAAACCGTAAATTTCTAGTCGTCTAATTTGTTTAGGTGTAGCTAGTCCTTGCTCTTTTCTTTTTTGCAATCGATCAAGCATGAGATTGGCTTTTCCCGCGTTATCAATTTGATCTGGTAAAATTCCTAATTTTTCTAACGCTTTTACCTGTTTATCAGACGGTGGAGCCATTTCCCAACCAAATGATGGAACGTAATTGCTTAAGTCCTCTGCTTGAATGGACATTTCAAACTGCAATGGATCTACAAGTTTTTGTTTTCTTCTTCGCATTTCTGCCAATTGCTTGGCTAATGCTTCTTCTCGTTCTGCTAGTACGTCAGATTCAGCTTGTGTTTCTGCACTTTCTAAATCTACTGCTTGTCCTGATTCTTCAATGTTTTCTGTCATTTTTCTAGCAATCTCATCACTTGATGCAATCAAGTGAGCAGGATGGCATAACTCATGTCGCTCTGTGTGCCAAAGAAAATCAAGCAACAATAACTCTGTTTTTCCTTCAAATAATCGAGTCCCACGTCCTACCATTTGGCTGTATAACGATCTGACCTTAGTTGGTCGAAGAACTACGATACAATCGACTGATGGACAGTCCCAGCCTTCCGTTAGCAACATTGAATTACATAGAACGTTGTATTTATCCTTTTCAAAGTCTTCTAATATTTCTGCTCGATCATCTGATGATCCATTCACTTCTGCTGCTTTAAATCCACGTTCATTTAAAATGTCTTTAAACTTCTGTGATGTTTTTACTAGTGGAAGAAAAACAACTGTCTTCCTGTTTGAACAATGTTTAATCATTTCATCTGCAATATTTTCTAAGTACGGATCTAGCGCTGTTCCCAGATCTCGTGTAGAGAAGTCCCCTGATTGTTGTTTAACTGTTGATAAGTCTAATTTGAGTGGAATGGTAAGAGCTTTAATTGGTGTTAAGTAACCTTCTTTGATTGCTTTTGGTAAGGTATATTCATAGGCTAGTGATTCAAAATAAGAGCCTAAATTTCGCATGTCTCCACGATCAGGCGTAGCGGTAACACCCAAAACGTTGGCTTCTTCAAAATGTTTTAGTACTCGTTGATACCCATTACTGATGCAGTGATGAGCTTCATCTACTACAATCGTATCGAAGAAATCAGGTGGAAATTTGCTTAGTCGCTTTTCTTGTTGCAGCGTTTGAACTGATCCCACAACTACTCGGAAAAAACTACCTAAACTGGTTTGTTCTGCTTTTTCTGTTGCTGTTTTTAATCCAGTAGATTTTTGTAATTTATCGGATGCTTGATCTAACAATTCACCGCGATGGGCGAGGACGAGCACACGCTCGCCCTTTCTCACCCGATCTTCGATGACCTTGCTAAATACAATTGTTTTCCCGCAACCGGTAGGAAGCACTAATAACGTTTTTTTCTTTCCATCAGTCCATTCTTTTTGAATAGCTGACCTTGCCTCTTGTTGATATGGTCTTAATTGCATAGAATTTTCCTTTCTTTGTTGGTATAATTATTGAAAAACAATGGAGGAAAAAGATGATAAATAAACTTTTTATAAAAAGTACCGAAAGTAAAGAACCAAAACCGTATTCTCCAAATTCTCTAAATATTTTTGTAGGTCCTAATAATTCTGGAAAATCATTATTATTAAGGGAAATCTCTCAAAATTTAGCGAATAGATATAGTAGTAGCCCAGAGACAGTTTTAATAGATGGAATAACCTTATCTCCCCCTCCAACAGAATTTACAGACACGCTTCGTAAAAAAAACGAGGAGAAAAAAATTGGCGCTTATGAATCATATCTGTACTTTTTTGATGAAAATCAAAATGATAGTCAAATCGGTTCCATTCCAATCCAAAAATTCAATGATTTTTTAGAAGGAAAAATAGATGACTATAATTCCAATTACTATAGACTTTTCAAATTTGCTATATCGCAAAATAATACCCTTCTTCTTAGCGGTGCAACTAGACTCCAGTCAATGGAACCCATGAATTTTTCTACATTAAGCGATACTCATGTTTCAAATTCTGTTGATACATTGTTGAATGATGAGACTTTATTCAATACTATGCGGGAATATATTTTTGATGCCTTTGGTTTGTATCTAGAAATTTTTATTATTGGTGGTCAAGCGAAGTTTGTGCTATCAAAAAAACCTCTACCTGAAGAATTACGACTTAGTGTAAAACCAGCGGCAACTGAATTTTTACTATCAAATTCATATGACTCTTCTAATTCTAGTGACGGTCGAAAAGCTTATCTCGGAATTCTTTCTGAAATAGTTGCTGGTAATCCCAATGTATTACTTCTTGATGAGCCTGAAGCATTTCTTCATCCACCTTTAGCTCGAAAACTTGGAAACGTAATCTCTAAATTTGTTACCTCTGACAGTGAAAAACAAGTCTTTATTAGTACTCACAGTGCTGACTTTATCATGGGATGCTTTGAAGCTCATGTTCCACTAAATATCATCCGATTAACTTATGATAATGAGAAATCTACATTCAAACCAATAAATCAGGACATACTTATAAAAATAATGAACAACCCATTGCTGAAATCAACAAATATTTTAAAAGCTATTTTTTATCAACGAGTAATAGTTACTGAAAGTGACTCCGACAGAGCTTTTTACGAAGAAATAAACAGTAGATTACTTGAATATAAACCTGAATGGGGCATTAAGGATTGTCTTTTTATTAATGCACAAAATAAACAGACAACTGGAATTATTGTTAAAACCCTAAGATCTATTGGTGTCTCAGCAATTGCGATTGTTGATCTTGATTTCTTAAAAGATGGAAAAGGTGAGTTTGCTAATAAATATTTAGCACCAGCTAATATCCCAGCTCCTTCTTATCCTGGACTTCAAAGTAATAGAACAACTTTGAAAGAAGCTTTTGATAAATTACAAGAAGAACATGGCTCGAAAAAACCTGAATTCATGAAAGAGAAAGGACTCGATATCTTTAAAGATAAAAATCCAGAAATCTATCAAATGGGTAGAGACTTCATAGATACACTAAATTCCTACGGTTTATTTCCAGTTCCTATCGGCGAGTTAGAATCTTGGATGAAACATCTAAGTGTACCCGGACATGGGTCAAACTGGCTAACAGATATTTTTGAAAAAATGGGTGATGATCCTACATCAGACGACTTTATAAAACCAACTGAAAATGATGTCTGGGAGTTCATTTCAACCATTAAGAAATGGTTCGATAATCCAGATAAAAAAGGTATGGCTAACTAATAAATATTTTTTCAATATTAAATTCATACTGCGACTTTCCCGAGAGTGTTTGAACGTACTCTCGGGCTTTTTTTTCACTATCAAATACTGCTAATATCTCTTTACTCCAACCTGAAATGCTAGTTTTCCAGACAACAAAAACATACATTTGAGATACCTCCTAAAATGCCCCAGGTGTAAAACCACCTTGTTGTGGTTGGTTGTTGAATCCTTGTTGAGGCTGATTGTTAAAAGTTTGTTGTGGTGCTGCTTGATAACTTTGTGCTGGTTGCTGTAACTGTTTAACGATTTCTGGCATTTCTTTAGTTGTATAGTAACTTGGATCACTAGGGTAAAAACGATCAACATCGTTATAAGTGTTACCGTTGTACGTTCGATTTTTGATTTTCACTGCTCCTTTAGATCCAGTCACCATATTCCAATTCATATCTAAAGGTTCACCTTTTTTCTTTTGTCCAATTGATGAGAAGAATGCAGAAAGCAGTCCTTCGGTAGATGTATGAAGGTATAAGTTATTGAATACAATCGCTGTTCCTTTTTCACTTGCAACTTTTAATGTCAATTTAGCCATATTACATGCTGGCAATTTGGAACTTGGTCCCGGTGTATAACGAGCACGTTCAAATTTTTCTACTTCAAAGATGTAATCTCCTGGTTCTAAAACGATTGGTTCTGAACTATCGTTTTGAATTGTGTCGTTCCATCCTAATTCGCGGTCTTGTTGAAAATTTTGTGTCATTTGTTTTTCCTCCTAAAATGGTTGTTGTTGTCTTAATTCTTGAATCATGTTAAATACTTGTGGCCATGCTGCGACTAATACCCCATCAATGTATCCAGGATCATAGTTGCTGATTGGCGTTCCTTCCGGATAATATCCCTTTGATGATGTAGCCATCATGATTTCTTGTGGTAAAACATGATTTGTTTTCATCAAATCCAGTAAATTTTGTGGGATTCCAGTGTAATCAATCTCATCACGTCCAAAATTCGGCTGTTCTTCCTGTACTGGTTCTACTGCAGGAACAGCAGTTTCAAACAATGATGCTGCATTTGTTTCGCTAACCGGTTGTTGAGCTTGCACAGCTTTCTGTGTAGCAAAAATATGCGCAATGCCCGCAAAAGACATATCTAACTCTTCGGGTAGTCCAAACCGATTCTTTGCATCCCAAGCCGGATGATGGGTTGTATAGATCACACGTTTTCCGCCCTGACCTTTAAATTTTTTTCCTTTATCATCAGTAGCAACCGATAATGTTTTATAGTTGCAAAATAAAACCATATCGGCCCATTCTTTTGTTAGCGGAGCAGTTTTAGCTGTAGTCTTATTACCTAGCTTTAGTTCCCAACGGTCATATGCTCCCATTTCATCAGGTTGTTCAAACTTATTTATTTTGGCGTGTGCAGTTAAAACGACATTGATTCCTAGTTCAGTTAAATCAGATAGTTTGTTTAAAAATCTGCCGAACTCTTCTTCTAATTGAATGAAGCCCTCCCCATATCCAAACTTTGTGATGCTGTCTTTATTAGCTCGTGTTGTAATAAATTCAATACATAGGCGTTCTGCCCAATCGACTGTATCGATAATCAACGTTTTGCATGGCATTGACTGCTTAACAAAATCAACTTGACTCAATAGCATGGTCCAACTAGTAGGTTTATCCATCCTTGCCACGTCCATATTGCTCGTACTGCCTTCCGTATCAATAAATATAGGTTCTGGAAACTGTGATGCTAATGAGGATTTACCTATCCCTTCCGGCCCATAAATCACTACTTTTTGGGCTTTCGCTATAATCCCTTTGGTGATGTTCATTAAAACGTTCCTTCCTTCCAAGTTGTTTGCTGAGGTTTTGGTCCGCCCTCAGGTATTTCTGGTTGTAATTTATTTTCAACGACATAGCCGTCTTCAATAATGATGCTACATTCATCGCCTGTACTTACACGAGTAGCAATTGCCTGCAAACCCTCTTGTTCTAACCACTGACCGAATTCTTCCAAGGTCTTCATATCCATTTGTTCTAATTTATCCAATAAGATAAATCCGCAATCTGGTTTCAATTTGCGTACGATCGCTGTTGAAACTTTCAGTTGTTCAGATCCAGACATGTTGTCCCATTTCTGACCGTTATAAATCAGTTCCCCCTCATCTACAGTTAGACCAGGCAATGGTAAGTTCGCATTGTTTAATAGCGCTGCTTTTTGGTCACGTATTTCTTCAATTTGAGCGGATAAATGATCGTATTGAATTTTGTATTCTTTGGCATCATCTTCTGCTTTATCTTTATCTAAATTCACGCGAACTTTTCGATTGATCTCATCAATTTCAGCAATGTTTTTTTCAAGCTCTTCTGTCGATTCATCTTGTAAATTGAGAGCAGATTTTTGAGCGATTTCTAAGTCTGCTGCAGTTTGATCATGCTTTTCTTCTAACGCCATCAGTTGTTGACGTAAGTTTTCAATCTGCTGACGTTCAATCTCGAATTGTTGGCTAATTCGATTAATTTCTTGGCGTTTACGTTGATTTTCGCCATTCTTTGCAAGAATTGTTTGCTGCTGTTGCACTAGCTCAGAAATAGAGACAAGCTCTTTAGGAGCTTCAGGATAGTACTGCATCTCTTTCGCAAACTTCTCTTTTTGATCCTTGATTTGTCCAATTGTGTGCCGTTTGTTGTACAGTTCCTGTTCTTCTCTTTCCAGCTCATATAGTTGTGGACCTACGCCAATAATTTGAAGTAACGTATTAGCTTTTTCCTTGTTGCTAGATTCCATAAACTTAGGCAAGTCAATGGCTAATTCTTCGACGAAGCTGTTAAGAAGTTGCTGTCCGCCCTTTTGCCCATTAGGATCAATCACTTTTAAATCGGAATTTTTCCCTTTACGTTCAATAACAAGACCGTTATTCATGACGATATGCAATTGTGGCGGGATAACTGAGCCTTTCCGAGTGGCTTGGCTAGGCTTATACTTATTTCCCCCAAGAGCCCACGCAATCGCGTCTAATACACTCGTCTTCCCTTGGTTATTGTTTCCACCTACAATAGTTAACCCATTTTGTGTCGGTTCGATTTTGACTGCTTTGACACGTTTAACATTTTCGATTTCAAGCTTGTTAATTTTTACAGACATATGTTACACTCTCCTTAGTTCTGATTTTTATTTGCTTACTTCGTTGGCGGACGAGGTAAGCTCTTTTTGTGCAATTAATTGGCCATCTTTAGTGAAATATTGCTGCGTCGTATGACCATCTAAAACAATTGTTGTCAGAATGAGCGTTACTTCTTTTGATTCGACATGGATAGACGGTGTTTCGATTGTTGCAACAGGAGCTGTTTTCATCGAAGAAACCTCCTTCTTTTTATATTGAGCAAACCGTGCATCATTAAATTTGTTCATAGCCTCCTTAGATTTGACACTAGTTTTTGTCCGATCTGCTTGCTGTGTGATTTTCCCTTGTTTTCTGAGACGGCTCACTTTGTGCATCAACTGTTTTTTATTCAACTTCGTCTTTCTTGCCAGTTCATCGTAGTTCGACACATATCCATGCTTATCAAACTTAATAGTTTTCAATAAAAGCTGTTCGTCTGATGATGACCAAGTATTTTTAGCTGTATTTTTTATTTTTCCGAGTTGCTTTAGCCTTAATATTCGTCCAGCAATTGCGTGTTCAGTTCGATCAATACTCTCGCCGATTGCTTTATATGTTTCACCTGCTTTGTACATCTCGATAATTCGATGATCTTCTGCCAAGGTATATGGCCGACCTTTCGAATCAAATGATTTGGATAAATCCACTTTTGGCAGCTGTTCATCTTTTTGCATTTTGTAGATTTTCATCTCTACAGCTTTTGGGGAACGATCTAATTTTTTAGCCATTTCTTTAATGTTCAGTACTTGGTTTGTTTCTGCCAAAAGTGCGTATCTTTTGATATAAGATATTTCTTTTGTCGTCCAAGGCTTCAATGGTTAATCAACACCTTTCAGCTTTTTTTGATAAAGTCTATAATCTCCTTTATGTTGTTTTCTACAAATTCCATAGTTTTGTAAGTATCATTTTTTTGAGGAGGAAATAAATCTTCTTCTGGAAACATTGGTAATAAATCACCTGCATGTGCACAATCAAAACCAATCCAATATTCATTATTTACAAAACCAGAAAAAGTTAGACCGCCATGAGCTGGCAATTCATAATCACAAATTTCCTCGATAGTGTCATAATCTTTTTCATAGAAACTATGAGTCTTCGGTATTTCGATATAGCCACAAAGATGTCCCATACAAGGAACTCCAACACGACGAATATGGCAATCGTAGCCTTTATACTTAAAATCTTTTTCGTTTCCTTCTTGTTCTAGGATATTTACAAGCTCTTTTCTTACAGTCATTTTGTAACTTCCCTCCACTTTTTTTGTAACTCTCTACATTGTTTGCCCAACAATTCAGATTTCACGTTCCTGTGATAATCTTTGTTTAGACTCTCCATCAGTTTCAGATGTTCGTTTAGCGTCATTAAAGCCACCCTCCATTGCAAAGTCATAGATCATTAACCATGCATACACGGTTAGCAATCCCGCAAACTTAAGCCAATTAGGAATATTTCCTGTAAGCAAAGCTCCTAGCATAACCATAAATAAGGAATAACCAACTCTCCGTAATCTGTGTATCTTCTTCACAACCTCACCTCCCTATTTTTGATTTCTAACATCCGCAAATCTTCAAGCTCCGTCGCAATCAGCTCTGCTTGTCTATCTGAAAGCTCATCGGCTTTTCTAAGCGCTGCACGATCCTCTTGCAATTGTTTTCTACGCTGTTTAATCAAACCTAGAATTTGATGTTCTTGTTGCACTGTGTATGCCATTAATTAGCCTCCTTCAAAACATCTAAAGGCGATAAAGTTTTGGCACGATATTTGTTTGCATCTTTCCACTTTAAAAACCAAATGAAAGTATGATAATGGATAAAAGTGGTTGAATGCCCTGGGCGAAGTATTCCTTCTTTGAACTCTTTAATGTCTTCCATCTCTTTGCAGTACTCAACCAAAGTAGTTTTAGACATCCCGTGGAAAGTCTTTAAAAGTAAACTTTGCCGGTACCAGTCATCTGGGTTTACCGTCTTTTCAGCAGCCTTTATCAGCTCTGAAAGTGTTGGTTTTTTCATGTAATCAATCCTCTCTAATCTTTTTATATACGATTAAGTGTCTTTTAAGACACTAATTCGTCAAAAAAAATATCATACATCTCCTCTTTAGAATAATTCATAACTAAAGAAATGGTTTTTATCTCGACAGCAGTAAACTCCGTTTCACCACGTAATTTTTTATAAACAGTTGAATATGAAATTTTAATTCCATACTTACTCATTTGCGTGATAAGCCATTCTACATTTTTTCCTCTTGCTTTAAGCTGTCCCAGGAATAGATTAGATTTCATTTTTATCACCTCCAAAACGCATTGTGTCATTTAGGACACTTAAAATATATCATGCTGATTTTTTATCGTCAAGCATTTTTGTGTCTTAAAATACACTTTTTTTAAGAAAAACAAAGTATAAATTTCTAATTATCTTTTTATATTTTCTTAAATGCTCGTAAAGCCTTATTCTATGTGCTTTCGAGTATTTTTACTGTAGGAAGATACTTCACGTTTCTTTGCATATTTCCTCATGTCTTAGCTGTCAGAAGTGGTAAATAAGTAGTAAATTCATTTGTACTACTAAGCAACAAGACGCTCCTGTTGCTTCTCTTTATTCAAGCGTTTCATTTCTGCCATTGCAGAATCGAATGTTGCATGTGCGTAATAGTTCAGCGTCATGGCTATATTAGCATGTCCCATAATGTACTGTAATGCCTTTGGATTCATTCCTGCATTTGCATAGTTGGTACAGAATGTATGTCGCAAACTATGTGGAGTGATGTGTGGCAATTTATCCTCGTTATACTTATTGTATTTCTTAACAAGACCTTTCATCATGCCGTTGTAATCACTTGCCACTTTTGGATAGTTCTTTCTATTAAGAAAGAGGAAATCACTATATCCATCAATCTCAACACGCTTATCATTCTTTCGATTCGCTAACACTCGCTTAAATGCTTGATAGGCTTCTTCAACCATAGGAACTTGACGTTCGCCACTTTTGGTCTTTGGTGTTTCAATGTAGTACCCAATTTCAGTATCTCTCAATAGCTGATGGTCTATATTGACAAGACGATTCTCAAAATCTAAATCTGGAAGTGTCAAACCACCAAACTCTGAAATACGAAGACCTGTTTTTAAGAGTATCAGAATTTCATCATAATTTTTGCTGTAGGTTTTATCAGCTTTTGCAAAGGCTAACAGTTTTTCTTCCTGTTCTTCTGTTAGTACGGTCTTAGGGACAGTATCATCATCAAGAACTGCTTTCAGTTGAAAGTCAAATGGATTCTTCCGAACACAATCATCTTGTATAGCAATATAGAATGAAGCCTTTAAAGAACGTTTGTAGTTATTGATGGTTTGATAAGCATAACCATTTTCACTCATTCTAATAGCCCATTCTTTAGCGTCTGATGGCTTAATACTGTCAATACTTCTTACACCTAACTTGTCTTTCTTCAAAATATCCATAAGATATTTGCGTCCAGTTTCAGTGTTTTTTCTAACCTTTGGTCTTTGAGCGTTCTGTTTTGCGTAAAGCTGGCAGAGTGTCATTTTCTTTCCTACAACATCAATACCATCATGAATGTCTTTCTGTAACTCTGCGATTTTCTCTCTAAGTGAGATACAATCACGCTTTCCTGCTGGTACTCGGTCTGTAGCCACAAGTTTCCACGAGTAAACAAATTGCGGTTCTCCAAATGAATCTATATATTTGTATAAGTATCTTCCGTCTTTTCGTTGGCTCTCTCCAGTCTTTAAGATTCGACCTTTATTGTCACGTCTTTTTTCTGACATGGCATTTGCTCCTTTCCTTTATGGAAAGAGCCTTGATACGACTTAATACTATTTTATCATATACAAGACCCTTTGGCGACGCTAGATTGCGTCCAATGTATCTATAATTTTTTCAAATTGTTTTCGTTTAATCTGAATACGATTGCCATTCATAATCAGCCAATTTGCATTTTTATTTTCCTCTGCCAAGCGTCGTAGCTTGTTTTCGCCAATACGAAAATATTTTGACGCTTCTTCAATGGTTAGGGTATAACGTTCCCAAATAGGAATGTCAGTCTGCTTCATAAAATCCTCCTTTCCAAATCACTTATTTGGATTTCATAAAAGTTGTTTTACCAGCAATCGAACAGCTTTAGCAAAGCTCACGGGAGTTCCACCCCTGCATGGTTCTCATGTAGCCATACTCATTGCCTGCGACGGTTTTATCACGCTCGGACTATTGACTGTATGGGAGTATCATTATCACGATAAGAATGTCGTTGCAGGCAATCCTGCTAAAGATTGCTTCTCGGATCACTAACATGAATCGCTCGCTATCTTTATAAGATAGGTCATGGCGGTTAGTTCCGTTGGCTCTTTTCTTATCGAAACGTATTCGATTACTTTTATTCAGTTTTCAAAGAACAATGGCTCGTTAGCCTATCAAAACACATTGAAAGCTCAATATGCTTTGGTGGAATAACAAACCTCCCTGTTCGGGAAGCGTGGAATGGTTTAGCACGCTTCCACGAAAGGAGAGAGGATATTACTTAATTTCAAATGACAAAATCTTTGTAATCAGTCTGGTTTCCATTCTTCCACGTAAGACTTCATCAACGACCATACTTTGATTGCCATATTCATCTTTCATAAGTCGTAGGGAACGCTTCGTTATGTACCCTCTGTAATGATGTAGAATCTGGTTAATCGCTTCGGTATCGCCATCTGTTGCCTTTACAATGAGAGGAAAGGGAATCATAGGATATTGTGTTTTCATTCTTCAAATTCCTCCATAAACTTTTTAATTAAGGCTAGTCCACTGGTTCTATGCCGATAGACAGTAGAACGGTTCAATTTCAACAGGTCTGCAATTTCTGAATCGCTCATGTCCATAAAGTAAAACAGCAGTAGAATTTCACGTTTCTTGTCTGGCAACTCACGTAATGCTTCACTCAACAAATCATTTTCAACGCCTACTGATAACCCATTGAGTGTAAAAATCTGAAAGTCAGTTGAATAGTTATCTGTTGTCGCAAACTGGCTAACAAGATAATCGCCAACATCCGAAAAGGACACCTCACGCTTTGCAATCCTTGAAAGATAAAGCATATAATTCTTTCGCTCGTCTTCCATAGCACGTTTACAGATATAGTCAAACTGATTTTCTATTGTGGTCTGAAAAGAAGATGGTTTCATGTTTCTCACCCCCTTTCTGTCTAGGAAAGGAAGTGAGCCTTGCTCGTTTATCTCCTTTCACTCTTAGTCCCAATGTGAAAGGGGGATTTGTTGCATTACTGATAAATAAACTTTGTAAAAAAGTTCTGAATAGCCAAAAAAGCATATAAACAGATTTATTTCTCTGTTTACATGCTTCTGTTATTCTATCTATATGATTTATAAAACCACATTGGTGGACGTACTTATCTATTGCAGATAGACGACTTTTTTTGACAAGAACCCAATGTAAGGAAATTTATTGTATATGATGTACTTCATGGCGACGTTGACCTCCAACAAACCGCCATTTGGAAGTAATATACAATATTTTAACAGCGTAAATAGCACTACCATATAACGGTTTTTTTTATTGGCGTTTAGTAGTGCTTTTTATTAAATATAAACCTATAAACCATATAACACGTTTTTCTATACCTGTTTTTAATTCAGTAGGAACAATAAAATGTATAGAGGTGGTCTACTATGCGTAAAAAAGAAGATAAATATGATTTTAGAGCCTTTGGTTTAGCCATTAAAGAAGCTCGATTGAAACGAGGTTTAACTCGTGAACAAGTGGGAGCATTGATTGAAATTGACCCACGGTACTTAACTAATATTGAAAATAAAGGGCAACACCCCAGCATACAAGTTCTTTATGACCTTGTATCGTTACTTCATGTTTCCGTTGATGAATTTTTCTTACCTGCTAATAACTTGGTAAAAAGCACCCGACGATTACAGATAGAGAAATACATGGATAGCTTTACAGACAAAGAACTATCCTTAATGGAATCTTTAGCCAGCGGTATCAACGAAGCAAGAAACATCGAAGACTAATTAAAAGAATCCATACATAACGGAAAGAGCCGATAAAATGAGATTGTATTAATCTCATTTTATCGGCTCTGCGTCTTTGCGTCTGGCTCTGTAATCACAGTTACTTTGAACTGCTTTATTTCAATTAAATTTTCTTGTCTGCATTTCGGACAATAGAGGGGGAATTTTTTTAATTCAGTATCTTCCCTTATCTTTAATCGTGTTTTATTTCCACATACAGGACACAATATCCACTTGTAGTTTATAATAACTATCTCCTCCTTTACACTTTAATTCAAATCTTTATTAAAAAATATTTCATCTTATTTAACAAGAAACCATATTTATATAACAACATAAAATACACTAAGTTATTTTATTGAACATATATCGTACTTTATCTATCCGACTATTTGGACGACGGGGCTGGCAAACAGGTTCACCGGTAGTAACATGGTACCCTTTTAACTCTGTTAAACAAACACTACGTCCATTTGTAAAGAAAGTTAAATCACTACGATATTCTTGAATACACCGAGCAGGGATTTCTCCACTAAGAATGACCTCATTATTTTTCAATTGAGTGTCTACGATGTTCGCACAATATTTAGGAGCATCGTTGTATGCTCGTGAAAGATATTCCTGTGGCGCATAAATTTTAAAACTAAGATATGGCTCTAACAATTCTGTTCCAGCTTTTTTTAAGACTTGTTCCAATACAATAGGAGCAAGCATCCGAAAATCTGCTGGGGTACTAACAGGGCTATAGTATAAGCCATACTTAAAACAGATTTTACAGTCCGTCACATTCCAACCATACAATCCTTGTTCACAACCATAGCGTATCCCTTCCATAACTGCATTTTGAAATGATTGATTTAAGTATCCAAGAGAAACCGAGCTCTCATACTGCATTCCACTTCCCAACGGAAGCGGTGATACAGATAAACCAATGGAAGCCCAGAAAGGATTTGGCGGCACTTCGATGTGAATGGTATATTCTGCATTTTTTAACGGTCTCTCCATATAAATGACTGTAGGCTCTTTTAGTTCTATCTCCACATGATACTTTTCTTGCAACAGTGCACTAATCACTTCCATTTGTACTTTCCCTAAGAAAGAAAGTATAATTTCATGTGTCGTAGAATCCACGTAATATCGTAGAAGCGGATCACTATCTGAGATTTCCAAAAGGGCATCAAGCAACATTTCTCTCTGTTCAGGTTTACTCGGTTCAACAGTTGTTTGTAGTAGAGGGTGCGGATTTTCAATCTTTTTTCTCTGTGGCAATAGTTTTGTATCTCCAAGAACACTATTTAACTTCAAAAACTCATTTTGCAAAATAACAATTTCTCCAGAATAAGCTCTATCAATCTTACATAATTCACCATTTATTGAAGTATACATTTCTGTAACTTTTATTTTTTCTTTTTCTGATACTCTAACCGAATCTCGTAAATGTAGTACTCCACTATAAAGGCGTATATATGCAAGACGTTGTCTTTTTTTTGTATATTCAATTTTGAAAACATTTCCGCAAAGTTCAGACGGACCTCGATGTGTTGATGAATAAAATTTATTAGTAATAACTTCTATAAGGTTATCAATCCCTATATTACTTTTTGCACTTCCATGATAAAGAGGGAACAGAGAACAATTCTGAAATCTTATGCTTTCCTCTTGTTCGAGTTCCAATGCTTCTAATGATTTACCGGACATATATTTCTCTAAAAGGTCATCGTTTCCCTCTATTACCGTATCCCATTGTTCAGATTCGGTAAAGTTCGTCACACACACATTAGGATACAGTTCTACCTTCTGTTTGATTACAATTTCGGCAGAAAGTTTCTCTTTAATATCCTGATAAACCGTTGATAAATCAATTCCATTTTGGTCAATCTTATTGATAAAAAAGATTGTGGGAATCCCCATTTTCCTAAGTGCATGAAATAATATACGAGTTTGTGCTTGTACGCCATCTTTTGCAGAAATCAGTAGAATTGCCCCATCTAAAACTGATAATGAACGATATACTTCTGCTAAGAAATCCATATGTCCTGGCGTGTCTATGATGTTCACCTTCGTATTTTCCCACTGAAAAGAGGTTATTCCTGTCTGAATTGTAATTCCTCTCTGACGTTCTAAAAGCGTATTATCCGTCCTCGTTGTACCTTTGTCCACGCTTCCTAATTCTGTAATCGCTCCACTGTTATATAATAAGCTTTCTGTTAAGGTAGTTTTTCCTGCATCAACATGAGCTAAAACTCCAATATTAATAATTTTCATGTGATTTTCCTCCATTCAAAAGCCCAAAAGGGCATAAAAATCCCAGTGATAAATACTCTTATCACTGGGATTTTTATGCATAACCATAGGCATACAAAGCATACAGATATTCTCCGGATACTTTAGAATCACATGATAAAGGTATTCTTAAACTGGGTACAAAAAACTAAGCCCTCCTAAAAAAGGACATCCAATTATTTGTTCCCGCTATCAAATTGACAGTTTATTTAATAATACCTTGCCGCATATTTATTAACTCCTTTTAAATAGATACTTAAATAATAGCACGTAAGAGCATATTTGTAAAGGAATCTCCAATTTTTTATCAAAGAGAGTACGTGATTACAAAATAGCTGTAATAATGTACCAATATTTGTTATTCTATAATCTTCCAATTACTCCCGTTCTTTTCAAGTACCAAATCAAATTGAGATACCTGCGTTGCTTTGGTCTGCTGGTCGATATACTCCACTGTCAGCGATACCGTGACTTGATTATCCTTACGATTGTGAATAGGATTTACCAGTTCTTGAAAGATGTACTCTTTTCCGATTGGTTTTAATATCCCGTCATTCACATAGTAGGAAAGTTCACTGGCTGTCGCTGTAGGATAGAGCTTGAAGAACGTCGTTAAAAACTCATTGATTTCATTGGTTGTAATGGAATCAACCGTCCCCTCACTTTCAATGGCTTTTGGTTTATAACTTGATTTCTTAGGTATGTTGGTAATGGTCGGATTCTTAACCAGTACCATATTTCCAGAACCATCTACATAGACACTCACTATATAAGCAGAGTGGACGGTCTTTGTATTTTCTCCCTCTGTAATGAGCTGGTCTACACTGTAGGTTACATTAAACTCATTGTCGCCAGTTGGCTCTACCGTCCATATCTGAAATCCTCTTACAGAAGACGATACAGGAATATCTTTGCGTACTGTATCAACATTGAGAGCTTGAAGTTCATCTGTCAGATAGCCTTTTAGACTTTCCATTCGATTATCAATGGACTTATCGGATTGCTCCCATGAATAGTAGACTTTCGCAAAGTTCTCTACAAAATTTTCTACATGATGAGTATCAACGTATTCCTTTTCTATGATAGTTGTTTCGTGAATAGTATGAGTATCTATAGCTGTAAAGTGCTTGAATATCGCAAAGCTGAAACTAAGCCCTAAAAGTACCCACAAGGCAATCACAACCTTTTTATGAGGATTGACCTTATAGACACGAGGTTTCTTTTCCTTTGGTATCTGTTTTTCTTTATTCTGATTTTTTCTAAATTTCATCATTAAATCTTCCTTTCTCATTGTTTGATTCGTCCTGCTCCCACTAAATGCTGTTGCCAGTAGGGGCTTGTTAAGTCGGCATAACCGATTGGGTCGCCTGCATGAAACATACGGTTATTGCCAAGGTATATCCCAACATGAGTAATATAAGAGCCAGCGTTATAGGTAGAATGAAAGAAAACCAAATCGCCAGCTTGTGCTTCCGATAGTGGGATATGCTGGGTCACATCATATTGCTGTTGTGCGGTTCGTGGTAAGTTAATTCCAGCTTTTCCATACGTCCATTGTGTCAGTCCGCTACAATCAAAAGAAGTAGTCGGGGAAGCTCCACCGTAAACGTATCGCCAGCCCTCATATTTCAGTGCTTCGTCCATGATGGCTTGTACCGTATCATCATCAAACTCTGTTGTGACAAGATACTGCGTTACCAGTTGCACATAAAACATATTGCCATAGTTGTATCGCCAGCCCCCATTGATAGGTATGGCTATGGGATTGGGGTAAGACACTTTTTCGCCACCTGAATACTCTTTTGAGAAACTTTGAGCCAGTTCAAAGGTATATTTATTTCCACGATTAGCCACATACCCTAAGAAACCACCACCATAATTGTAGGACTGGATAACCGATTCTAAATCTACACTGAGCCTTTCGCTACTGGCTAATAATTCACTGAAATACTTCACACCTTGCTTAATGGATTCTTCTGTACTCAATGAATTAGGTGGAAGACCGAGGGATTCCGAGGACTGCATAACATCTTCCGCAGTACCGCCCGATTCCACCTGTATAATCGCAAGAAGTATGTTGACATATTCTTCAACGCCATATTCTTTGGCATATTTTTCTACCATAGGCTTATGAGCCAGCACTTCTGCGGAAACATTCACACCTCCATAATGAATATTGGAAATTCCGCTGTCCTGTTCATCTGAAAATAAAATGGCAACAAACAGAAGCAGTGAGAAGACCATCAAGAATAATCCAGAACCACCAATCACTAAAGTTTTCAACTTCATGGTTTCTTACCGACTTTCTTAATGGTGGCGGTTTTGATTGGTGGTCTACTTCTTGTATTTTGTAGTGGTACTCTTTGAACAGTAGACGGACGTTCTTTTGTGATTGGACGTTGTGAAGTTCTATCTGCTGTAGTGGTTGAAGTTGCTGGCTTTTGAACGGTTTTTTCTTGAACGGTATTGCCTTGGCGTTCCACTTTTGGACTTGAAAAATCGGACTTAACTGCTGGACGCTCTTGTTTGGCTTGTTGAGATTCCTTATATGAAGTCTGAATATTAGACTGTTTTGAGGTCTGTTCATCATGATATTGTTCTTGTCTTGTAGTCGGTCTTTCATGAACAGAAGAAGCAGGCTGTTTTTTCTGTTTGACCTGTTCCATTTCAGAGCGACGCTTCGCAATGGTTTTTCGCCTTTGTTCCTGCTGTTCCTTGCGTCCACTGGCTCTGTCCGCTTTGGTTTGAGAAATACTACTGGTTAAATCACGGACATTCTCTTTTACTTTGGATTTTCCTTGATATACTGCATATCTTGCATTGGTCGGCAAATCTTTAACCTGTTCTTTCAAACCACTAGCAGTGTCTACCATTCTGTCTTTGGTATCAGCTACTGTACCGATGGTTTGACCGATACGTTTTCCAAGTGTTGATTTTTCCTTTCCGTCTGGTCGGGAGTGATCTGCTTGTGTCCTTGCAGAACTCCCCGAACCCGACTGTCCTTTTTTACCTGTAACAATGGCAGACCCAGCCCCTAGAGTAGTCATGGAACGTCCAAGTTTCCGCTGTAGACGGTGCATGTGAGCGTGCATAAGCATACGAGGTTTTCTCATCACACGACTTCCCACACTTTGAGAATCGTTACTCTGTAGAGAAAACATACTCATTAAATCGCCCAGCTTGAAGTAGATTCCTGCAAAGGTCACAATCTGTAGAAAAGCAATCAAAAAGAACGGATAACCAGCCGATAAGGTATAGAGCATGGTTGAAATACTAAATGCTGTCGTAATAATCAATGTGATTCCAGCTCGTGTCAAAATGGTATTAAAGAGCTTTGTTATGGCTCGTTTTGACATACCATCAAATGATGGAATCATGCTTAAAATAAAGCTCACAGGCAGAAACATAGCATAGATGATAAAAAGTACCTGCGAGAAAATCATGATTCCTGTTAATAGGAATACAAATATGGAAATCCCAATATTGAAGACAAATAGGAAGAAGACTGTACCTAAACGGTTAATGGTCTTTGTAATGGTTAGATTGGTATTGCTTCTGTCTTCAATTTCTTCCGCAACAATTTTTTCTCTGTCTTCGCCATTGTTGGAATCTGGGCTGGTGGAGAGCAGGCTTTCCACACGGTCAATACCGATACTTTCAATGTCTGAACTGTTGTATTGAAGCAGTAGCCACGGTTGCTGAACCTGTATGGAAAACAGGCTATCTCTGATTAAGTCCACGCTGTCCTTGCCTTGACTATCGGAATGGGGCATGACAATCTTCGTGCCAAGTGATAAACTGGCATTACTGATGTCTGATGAAAAGTCATTGATTTTTTTAATGTAGTCGGGAGCGTAGGCAATAAAGGAAGCCGATAGGATAAACACCAGCACAAAATTCATAATGGCATGAATTGCCTTTGTGGTTTCTCTCTTTATCAGTCCCGTATAGGCAACATAAACCCCAAGAACCAAAATCAAGAGTAAGAGGAATCCAACATAGAAACCCTCTGTTGAAAATCCGTTTGCACTCACACCAGCTAAGGTCTGCATATTCTTACCAATGGAATCTGCTGTAGCGGAAATGAAGTCTAAGGAATAGGCTTCCTGTACTAAGTAACCTGTCGCATTGGAAACATACAAACTGATTGTCCAAATAAAATTGGTAATGGCATATAGTCCATACATGACCTGTTTTCCAATCCCGTCCGACCAGTTCCACGGAAGCCAGCCCCAGCTATTATCCACATAAAAATCCAGTTGATAGTTTTCAAGTGGGTATCGGCTGTATTCATTTGCCACATTGACCGTATCATCTACCAAGCCCGCAGCTTGAACCACCGTTCCCAGCATGGCTAAAAGAAAAATGGCAATCACAAGTGTGAAAGCCACTGTCATTGCCACTTTACCTAGACGTTTCAGCGTCCAGTTTGATTTTATTCTGTTTACTATTGATGGTTTCACATTTACACCTCTTTTCGCACAGGTGGTCTGGTATCAAAGGCATGGAGCAGTTCTTCAAATACAGGGTGGAACTGTATCACACCGACACGACCATATAAATCACTGATAAGGCATTGCCCGTTTTCCAAATCACGCAATCGCTTCTGATTGTTTTCGTCCTCTGGGTCTACACCAAAAAAGGCTAAGGTCTTTTTAATCTCGTTAAGGTCAGTGGAACGAAATGCAAATTTTAAGCCGAGGTTATTTTTCAGTTTTTCATCTAAGAGGTCGTCTGTATTTTGGGTCACGAAATATACCCCAGCGTTCATAGCACGACCAGCCCGAACCAGCTTCATAGATAGTGTTTTTCCTTGTGCTACCTGTAAAAAGCTCCATGCTTCGTCTAAATCTACAATCTTGAAAATGCTTCGGTCTGTATGGATAAAGTCTAAAGCAAAGGTACTAATGACAATCAGCATAGCAACGGATAAAAGCTCCATAGTGGTATATTCCTCAAAGGAAGTTTCCTTGTCGGGAAGTACCAAGTCCGCAACCTGTATAATGTTCAGTTGTTTTTCTAAGCTGATAGACTGCTCCACATAACCATTACTGAATAATAAATGTGCAAAGTCATAGTCTGTAAAACTTTCGATATGGTCGGCTATACTGGTACTTAGTGGCGTATTCTCAACCCGTAATTCCTCAATCACTTTCATCAACCCTCGTACTTCACTATTGGTTACTGCACGAATGGCTTTTCTAAGGATTGGGAAGCGTTCCCCATCACGAGAGGAAATCCCCGTAAGGAATGTCAGAATATCAATAGCCAGTGATTCAGAATCTTTGGGATTTTTCATAATCACATAAGGGTCAAGTAAGCCTTTGTTTTTCTCATCAGAAGTCAGAGTGACGATATTGATTTCATGGGAAATCTCTGGCAAGGTTTCTTTCCATCTGCCACGTTCTGCTTTTGGGTCTACAATCACTGCTTGTGCCCCATAAAGCACCGCATAATAGACGATAAGGTTATTCGCAAAGGATTTACCACCACCCAGCGAACCAACAAAAGCCGACGCTAACGCATTGGTTACTGAACCCTTAACCCCTTGACTGGCAAGAGCAGGTTTCAGATAGACATTGCGTCCAGTATCTAAGCTGTAGCCAACATAAATCCCCTCATTTTCCCCCAGCATTTGAGTAGCACCAAAACCTAAACCAGCGAGGAAATCAGAGGTCACGTATTGAATATAATCATTCATATAACGCTTGCTGGCAGGTAAAAATTCTTCATGTAAGCCGAGCATATCCCCAAATGGTCGTACCAGTTTTACGCTTAAATCGTCATAAAAATCTTTCACTTCATTACAACGACGTTTGAGTTCGTCAAGATCATTTGCTGATACCCTTACCACATAAGACAGCTTGTACATAGATTCCTTGCTTTGGTCTAAATTGGTTTCCAGCTCATTCACACTTTCCAGAGCTTCCGCCACATTGGAGCTGGTTTCATTATCACTTTGCCAAGCGTGGTTATCCAAGTCTTTCAGTTCTTTCTTTTTATTGCGGACAGTAGATAGGGCTTTACGATTCGCTACAATTTCCACATTCATTGACGTATCAATCGGGAATGTAAATTGCTGTTGCTGGTAGTAGAAGATTTCAGAGGACGGGAAGTCCAGTTCTCCGACAATGCTGTTAATGGTAAAGTAAGCTACATAGACGGTTTCATCTTCCTGCTGGATTTTCAAATATCGCTGTTTTTCTTCCACCAAACAGCGAGTAGGCTTAATCAAGTCATAGTATTTAATCAGCGTTTCATTATCCAGCTTTTTCTTTGATAGATGGTACTCATACTCTTCATAGGCAGTGCCTGTCTGTCCGTAAAGGTGTTCAATCAGATAGCCGAAGTCGTCCTTATCTAACCTGCGGATTTTGAAACGACGAGAGATTTTATTTTCTAAGAGCTTTTCCATCTTCTGAAAACGCAGGATTTCATCATTACTCATACTAACAAAATCGCCCATCAGCTTATGGTTCACATCATAGACAAAATCAGACAAAGCATTTTTTGCTTCAACGGTAAGACTTTTCATAGAAAACTCCTGATCGTTGAGAAGCAACTTAAAGCCGATAAAGAAACGGTAGTTCACTTGATTTTCGCCAATCATGGATATTAAAGCGTCTGTCTGTTGGTCGATTTTGTCATAGGCAACCGCTTTGAGCTTGCCAGTGACTTCATTTTTGGAACGCTCTTGTGCAGAACGTATGCTGGATTCTGTACTGATTTGTAAAGCATGAATTTTGCCATCACGATTTTGTGCGATAAGCTGTCTGAAAGAATCATGCACTTGTATTTTCTGTTCTGGACTTAGAAATGAGTAATTGTAAGGAACAAGCTCATAGTAAGCATAACATTCCCCGTCTTTATTCCAGACGAGATTGTTTTCAATGTATTTAATTGGATATGCCATAAAATTCACTCCTAACTGCTGTAATGGCTTCTTGTGGCTGGTTTCTGCCAAGCGTTACTTTTTTTCCTGCATAGGTCAGCTTTGGTCGCAGTGCATAAGCAATGACAGACTTCAAAAATCCATAAGGCTTTTTACCATCAAAAGTTTTTGTAGACATAAACCATGTGAAAGCCACAGGAATCCCAAAGTATTTGAGAAATGCTCCCTCTATCATGGAAAGAGGGGGCAAGTTGCCAAGTATCATCACTGCAAAGAGTGACACGACAAACCATGTCATTTGCGTAAAGGTTATGGGAAACGGAAGTCTAAAATCATTGATAGAATACAGTACCTTTTCCACAGACCAGATACTGGTATAGCTTCGTATTTTCTTCATGTAATCAATCCTTTCATAAAAAATAGGGGTAGCTGATTGAGCCACCCCGTAAAATAGAAAATCTGCCAGTAGTAATGTACCGACAGATTTAATAGACGATTTCAAAAATCCCATGATTGGTTGAGATAAACGTTCCTGAAAGGTCTAAATCCCGACCATAGGCTTGATAATCAATATAGTTTTGAAGACTAGCTGGTACTTCGCCTAAAGCACCCGTTTCTTCAATGTAGTAGCGTGCCACGTCATACATATCATCACAATCGGAATGAATGATAATATCCTCTTGATGTTCGCTTAGTTCTTCAATGCTTGAAAAATGAGTGAGCAGAGCAGATAGCTCCGATTGTAATTCTTCGGGTAATTCCGATACCATTTCCCATAGTCGATTGAGTTCGCCAATGGAAGTGTATTCGTCAACCGTAAAGGGTAACTCGTAGTCATGAATGGCGTATTCCTCATATTCATCATTCAAGCCGATTTTCTCTTTGACTTCCTCAAAGTCAATGGGAAAGGTAAACCACGCACCGACCAATTCGCCCTCATTGTATTTGCCTAAATTCGCAATATAGACTTGCATATCGTCCATATATTCACGTCCTTTCTTTGTAGAGATTCAAAAATCCCTACCGCACTTCGTTTGGTGTACCATTCCTTTGCGGAACATAAGAAAACCACTTATATTCCACAAAAGAACGGTTTTATTTAAGCACCAATAATGCGATTGAATAGCTCTAGTAAAATGTCTTTTACTCCAGCAGCGTTGAAGACTAAGCCAACCGCAATAATCGCAATAATTAAAAAGCCAATCAGTTTGCTAAACTCACGCTTGAAGCCAAGATACAAGCCAATCACAACGATTGCTAAAAGCACCAGTGATTGAGCGTTTGATAGAAACCAGTTATAAAGGTTTTGTCCAAAATTCATAAAAATGTTCTCCTCTCTATATTCAATGAATTTGTATTTGAGTTATTTTTTTGTTGTTATCACGTCCTGTTCTTTTACTGACTGTTGCTTCAAAATCTGCTTGTGTCGGTCTGTCAGTTTCGCATGGTCGAGAATGTCTTTTACAACCTGCGTCTGGTTGATTTCATCAAGTTTAATCGCAACCTTTAAGGTCGGGGCAACTTGATGAGATAGCCAGTTCAGCGTCCTTTGGAAGGAGTAAGGCTCTGGTTTTGTGGTTAGTTTTAATCGTTCACGATTGTTCCCAATAAACCAAGCCCATTCTTCATTCAGTTTCCAATCAGAACGAGGTTTGGAATCGTCTTTATCTACAAAACGGATATACCGATTGATAATTTTAAAGGCGGTATGCTCTGGATTGTCATAGACGAGTAAATCACGGACTGCATAATAGGCACGCTCATTTTTCAATCGAATCTCAAAACGGTTTTTTACTTCTGCGTCTTCAATGGGAATATCATTTTTCTTGTACTGCTCGTAGTCCTTTTCATAGATACAGAAATAAACTTCACTTTGTAATGAACCGATATAGAGGGTGTTTCCCATACATTCCTTTTCCTCTTTGCGTACCAGTTCGCCACTGCGATAGCTTTTAAAACTGCGGAAGACGGAGATACATTCTTCCTGTTGGCACTTTTCAGTGAGTACAGGGATATTCAAAATCCCTGTCTTATCGTTAATGGCAAGGTCAAGGCGTTTCATCACACCGCCAGCCACCAAAACGTCCATAAAGAACTCATACCAGCTTCTTTGTTGTGCCAGAAGATAGCTTTCAAATTGTCTGCACCCACGACCTTTCAATTCCACCAGAACTCCTTTGTCCAGTTCATGGGAGCAAAGGACGAATATGTCGCCTAAAGCATAATGCTCTGAATAAGAATAGAAACCATAGTCCTCATGAAGAAAATAGGACAGTTTCAGTTGTAAGATGTTTTCGACCACCTGCTGTACGTCTGTTGTCGGAAAGCGAATCCTTACATAATCAAACAGCATTTCAAGGGGAGCGTCGGGATTGAAGCGTTCCAGAGCTTCCCAAAGGGACTGCTGTAAATCCTCTGATGGCTTGACTTTTCCTGTTTCAATATCGCTTAGATACTGCCTTGTAATACCAGTCGCAACAGCTAAACGGTTTTGAGATAGTCCATAAGCCAAGCGTTTTTCTTTTAAATGCTGTAACCAAGTTTGTTCATTCAGTAAAAATCCCTCCAATCAAAAAGGCGTATGTCAACTTTTAAAGCCCATTTGACATACGCTGAAATTTTGTAAATCCCTTGTAACCAAAGGATTTTCTAATGTTTTTTTGACTGTTTCCTGTCGATTTGTACCCCCCTGTTAGATACGGGGGGTTAAGTGCTGGCGTGGCTATTGCCACACCAGCCAGCAAGATCAGTCCACACCTGCGACTTCCGCTTCGCACGTCGCCTGCGTGGACTGTCTGCTGTTGGATAACTTTTTAATTTCCTCCAAGAAATCATATCCTTTTGGTACAAGGGGAGTATAAAACTCTGATATGACACTTGTTCCTACATCAACATAGCCACGACCTTTGATTCGCTTTAAGAAGAAATCCTTTTGTACGTCACTGCCAAACATCATGCCATAGCCCATTTCAGACATACGACCTAAAGCCACTCTGAAATTAAACTGATCACGGATTCCGTCGCCTAAATATTTTGCGTCTGGACGTTGACAAGCCAGTATTAGAAAGAAGCCAGCTTGACGACCTAACATGACAATCTGTTTCAGCTTATTCATAACTGCGGTGTTTTCTTTTGTTCCCAGCATTTCCATGAAAGCGACGTATTCATCAAAGATTAAGAAGTGTGCCGGGAGACCTAAGTAAGCATAATTTTTGCCAGTCTTATAGTTCTTCATCTGCTTCATTTCCTCACTACGTTTCATCATTTCTTCATAGAATGTTTCAATGCAAGAAAGCAAGTCTTCTTTTCTATAGTAGACATTTGCCATCACAGAACCTAAGTCCGCAAGGTCAGCATTTTTCGGGTCAAGAATATACAGTTTTGAATCTGTATGAAGCAAGGCTTCAATCAGTGTCAGTATAAAGTAAGTTTTACCGCCACCTGTACCACCAGCAATCAACATATGAGGGAGCTTATCATATTCCCACCATACGTTTTTCATTAAGCGAAGTTTACCATCTTTAGCTTCTACTTCATCAATAGAAATACGACTGGCTATGGTGTCATAGAGCAAAGTATATTCCACATAGGAATCCTTTAACTCTTTATCCGTCAGCTCACAGTACAAGCCACTCTCTAATTTCTTTTCCAAGTGTAAGAGTTGGTCTTGATATTTTCCCAGCGTGATTTCCACCCGTATCTGTATCAAGCCATTTTTAAGTCGATAATACATTTTAGGGAAGTAGGTTATCTTTTCCTTTGTACGACCAGCACTATCTTTAAAGAAACCCTCTGTTTTGACCTGTTCAGATTCATACCACTTGTTTTCAAGTATCATCTTTGCCAGTTTTTGACGGTGGTAAAGTTGTTTAACCGTATCATAGCGAACCCGTTTGAATACAAACGCTACCAGCAAGCAGATAAGAATTGCGACACTGAAACTGATAATTAAATAGGGAATGTCAATCTTATCTGCTTGTGATAGGTTAAAATCCTGCCAGTTGATCTGCTGGATTGTCTTCACATGAAACAGTCCGACAACCAGCAGGAAAACAGGCAGGAGTGACGCTATCGTAAAATGAAAGACTAAATCTTTACCAGATGGGCGAATCCTTTTACCACGCTGTTTCATGCGAAAAAGTCTCCTTTCTACCTAGCGACTATTTGTCTTGTGTCGGTTCTTTCTTTGCTTGTGGTTGAGCTTTGAATGAACTAGAATCCTTTGTCAGCACAATATCGTCTGCCTTGATATACCAGTCAACATCTGCTCCTTGATAGGTGGCAGTAGCAACGGTGTCCGCAATGGGATTGATAAGTTCCACCCGTGCGTTATAATCAAACTCTTTCAAAGGCACGCTGGCAGGAATACTTACTTGAATCATGCGTCCTTGTCCTTTGGATTTTAAGTCATAGGTACGTTCCTTGATTTCATCTGAAACCGACCCGTCTTCATTTTGGATTCTCACTTCACGACGTAGAGCAGAGAATTTCAATTCTCCAAAAGTCGTGTCTTTATCTAATACAATGCCATTTGCTAATCTCATCATTTTTCCTCTCTTTCTTTATTCTTTTATCATGTCGTCAGCATGTAAAAGGTAATTTGTAAAACCACGAGTGCCGATTTTGTAGCCCTCTGCGGTAATACGTGGATTGACTAACTTCACACGTTCCTCAAAGCCGAAATGTTTTTCGCCAGCTTCAGCAGGAAGCACCACCACAATATCATCTGCTCTTTGAACATCAGAATAGAGATTATAGCTTCTTGATAAGACAGTTAGCCGTCCGTTGATTCTTCGCTGAACGACTTTATCCTCGCCAGCAAATTCTAAATTGCCGAATGTTTTTTCCATGTTGGGAATCACAAATTTAAGTTCCATATTTTTACCTATCCTTTCTTTTTTATTGGCTGAATGAATGTTTGATGGTCTTAAAGAGTGGGGAACGACCTTTTGATTCTTGATTTTTTGTTTTCATAAGTTCACTTCCTTTCAAAATCGGGTAAAAAAATAGACACCTCATTTTTTGAAGTGTCTACCTATTAAATATTCAAATTTTATTGGAAGTATCTTTATATCTTCACTTTTCAAGGATAAATCGTCGTATCAAAGCTCATTCATAAGTAGTAAATTAGTAGTAAATTGAGTGGTTTTGACCTTGATAAAGTGTGATAAGTCCAGTTTTTATGCGGATAACTAGATTTTTATGCTATTTTTTATTATAAAAAAATTTTTTGTGTTTATGTATATTTTTGTATCCTTTAAGACACTTATGTGCTAGAATTTAAACAAGTAAGAAATGAGGTGAAAAAGTTTTGAATAGTATCATTAAACAAAAAAGGTTAGAAAAAAATATGACTCTACAGGAGGTGGGAGACTTAGTAGGTGTAGGAAAGTCTACTGTTAGAAAATGGGAAAACGGGATGATAGAAAATATGGGAAGAGATAAGATAGTAGCTTTATCAAAAGCTTTAAATATATCTCCTTTAGATATTTTAGGTATGGATGAACACACTCTTCCCCAATCTGATATATCATCTATTTATAACCAACTTGACGAGCGAAGGCAAAAAAGAGTGTATAACTTTGCGCAGACTCAATTGCAAGAACAACAAGAAAATAAAATTGCTTCTATAGAAAACAAAAAGTCTGAAGGCGAAGAAATCCACACTCTTGCAGCTCATTCTTCTGATCCTAATTATATTCATACAGATGAAGAAATCGCTGAATTAGAAGCGTATCTGGATGAGTTGGATAAAGAATATGACAGAAAGCAAGCTCAGCGAGACAAATGGCGTAAGTAGGTGTTGTAATTGATTGATTATGAAAATCTGGTAAATCAAGTTAGTACGGAACTGCCTATATTAGAGGTTCCGATTCGTGAAAAATACAAAAAAGAAGGCCTTTATCGTAATGGTAAGATTTACATTGAAAAGAGTTTACCTCTTGATAAGAAAAAAGAAATCTTAGCAGAAGAATATGGGCACTACAAAACTAGCGTTGGAAACATCGTTAATCTAAATAATATAGAAAGTAGAAAGCAAGAATTAAAAGCTAGACGGTATGGCATAGAAACCATTGTTACTCTGGATGATCTAATTGAGTGCAGTCTTGCTGGGTTACATTCAAACTATTCTTGCGCTGAGTATTTAGGTATATCAGAAGATTTTTTAGAAGAAGTTTTAGAACACTACTATAAAAAATACGGACTTATCTATATGTACAAAGGTTATATTTTCCATTTTGATGAACGCTATTTAAGAATAGTGGATACTGGATTATCTTGAAAGGAGGAATTTGATGAAATTTGGCATGAGAAAACCAAGTATAAAGAAATCAATCAGCGCACGAACGACGGGTAAAGCGAAACGAGCAGTAAAAAAAGCAGTAATACCTGGCTATGGAAAGAAAGGAACGGGGTGGGTAAAAAATCCAAAGAAAGCAGCCTATAATAAAGTTTACAAAAAAACTACATTTAGTTTTTGGGACTTATTCAAATAAAAAAGACATACTACTTCCCTCGCCAAAGTTTAGTAGTATGCCGCTCAAAATAATCCTATAACAGGCTTATTTGCTATGCCTATTATAGCAAATGATAGGAGATGTTAAAAGTGTGGATTGAACAAACCAAAGATGGGCGGTTTAAGTTTATTGAAAGATATTTAGACCCTTATACTGAGAAAACACGAAAAAAATCTACAACACTTACAAGTAATTCTCCCCAAGCATGGAAGAAAGCTCAGAGAATTCTAGATAAAAAAATTAAAGAAGCTCTTGAAAATTATAATAAATCAGATATCACTTTTGGTGAGCTATATAAAGAATGGTATGAATATTATAAGCAACATGTTAAACGTACTAGTTATCTGAAGGTGCCAATGATGATGAAACATGTTTCTAAGCACATCAGCGATGATACAATCGTTAGAAACATTGATGAGGCACTCATTAATAAGATAATTGAAGATATGTATACGTTTGGTGACCTCTCACTGAACTACACAAAACAAACAAAAACAACTCTATCTGTTATGCTAAACTATGCAATCGATAGAAAATACATTCAAAGAAACCCTGCGCTAGCAGTTAAAATCCATCCTAAAAAAGTGGAAGAAGAAAAAAGAAGGCTTTCTATGAATAAAAAATATCTGGAGAAAGAAGAAATTGATCAAATACTGAAACAGCTATACTCCAATCCTCGCAGAAAACTACACGGCATAATAGCTGAGTTTCTATATTTAACTGGTTTGAGATATGGGGAATTGCTAGCTTTGCAAATGAAGGACTATGAGGATGGGAAAATTTCCATTAATGGGACCTTAGATTACACATCTGTGAAAATGGATAATGCTATAAAAACAACTCCAAAAAATACTTATTCGCAACGTGAAGTGCAATTACCCAATCGTGCAAAAGAATTGATTGAAAGTGTGATAGCTGACAATATTCTTGCAGGTAGACCCACAGATCCCGATCAATATATATTTATATCTACAAGTGGCACTCCGCTTGCGCTGCACTCATTTAACGCTATACTCCATAAAGTAGAGGAAGAGTTGGAATTAGAAAAAAGTCTATCCTCACATATATTCAGACATAGCCACGTTTCACTATTATCTGAATTAGGCGTACCTCTTAAAGCCATTATGGAGCGTGTAGGGCATTCTGATGCAAATACAACTCTGTCTATTTATAACCATGTAACCAAAAGAGCCAAACAACAAGTAATTGATAAACTAAATAGCCTTTGATATTTTTGCCCCTTCTTTGCCCCTTTCGTTTAAAATAAAACAAAAAAAGAATAGAGAACCCTGATATATCAAGGTTCTCTATTAAATACTACATCATACCGCCCATCATTGATGGATCCATTGCAGGAGCTGCTGGCGCTGCTGGTTCTGGTTTATCTGCAACGACTGCTTCTGTCGTTAATAACAAGGCAGAAACGGAAGCGGCATTTTGCAAGGCAGAACGTGTTACTTTAGTTGGGTCTACGATACCTGCTTCAACCATGTTTACCCATTCTCCAGTAGCAGCATTGAAACCAGTGCCTAGTTCCACGTTCTTCAATTTATCAACAATCACTGATCCTTCATAACCAGCGTTTTCAGCGATTTGACGAATTGGTTCTTCTAAAGCACGAACAACGATCTTGATACCTGTTGCCACGTCTCCTTCTGCTTCTACAGCAGAAACTTTGCTGATAACGTTCACTAGAGCTGTACCACCACCTGAGACCATTCCTTCTTCTACTGCGGCACGTGTAGCATTCAATGCATCTTCAATGCGTAATTTTAATTCTTTCAATTCTGTTTCAGTAGCTGCACCAACTTTAACAACAGCTACACCACCTGCTAATTTAGCTAAGCGTTCTTGTAATTTTTCGCGGTCAAAATCAGAAGTTGTTTCAGCAATTTGGTTTTTGATCAATTGCACACGAGCTTCGATTGCTTCTTTTTCTCCAGAACCTTCTACGATCGTTGTATTGTCTTTATCTACAACAACTTTAGAAGCATTTCCTAAGTTTTCGATTGTTGCATCTTTCAATTCTAAACCTAGATCGTCAGTAATTACTGTACCACCTGTCAAAATAGCGATATCTTCAAGCATTGCTTTACGACGATCGCCGAAACCAGGAGCTTTTACAGCTACTACGTTGAATGTTCCACGGATTTTGTTCAATACAAGAGTTGGCAATGCTTCACCATCTACATCGTCAGCAATAATCAACAATGGACGTGATTGTTGCAAGATTTGTTCTAACAATGGCAGAATATCTTGGATGTTAGAGATTTTTTTGTCTGTGATCAAGATATATGGGTTTTCTAGAACAGCTTCCATTTTGTCGTTATCTGTTACCATATATTGTGATAAGTAACCACGATCAAACTGCATACCTTCTACAACATCTAGTTCTGTTTCGATCCCTTTTGATTCTTCGATTGTGATGACACCGTCGTTTCCAACTTTTTCCATTGCATCAGCAATCAAATGTCCAACTTTATCAGAACCCGAAGAAACAGCTGCTACTTGTGCAATGGCTTCTTTTGAATCAACAACAGTTGAGATATTATGCAATTCTTCGACTGCTGCTTTTGTTGCCAATTCGATCCCGCGACGAATGCCTAGAGGATTAGCACCTGCAGTTACGTTTTTTAAACCTTCGCGAACGATTGCTTGTGTCAGAACAGTTGCTGTCGTTGTACCGTCTCCTGCAATATCATTTGTTTTTGATGCTACTTCTGATACAAGTTTTGCACCCATGTTTTCAAAATGATCTTCTAATTCGATTTCTTTTGCGATCGTCACACCATCATTTGTGATCAATGGAGAGCCGTAAGATTTTTCTAGTACGACATTTCGGCCTTTAGGTCCTAATGTTACTTTCACTGTATCTGCTAATTTATCTACCCCGCGTAACATAGCTGCGCGTGCGTCTTCTGCAAATTTCAATTCTTTTGCCAT